TTAGTTCATATTTTGTAATGTTACGTTACTTTTATTTATATTTTCAAGTATTTCGTCTATGAATAAAGAGCGGTAATGTGGGCATTCAAGAACGCCCTTACTTTTTGCTTCCCTATACACTTTGGAAAATAGCTTTGCTTTCTCTCTGTCAGTGGTCGATAGTTGCTCTATGGGGGTACCGAGGAACCGACACCCCCAGCCTTTGCAGGTCGGGGTGAGTTGGCAATGGGTGGGGCTGGTCCATTGATTTGAACAGATGGTGATTGTCTTATTCATATTTTATTGTATAGTATTAGCTATGGCGTTCTGATACCATAACCATATTTGTGTAAATAAGCAAAATAATTGAAACCTATTTTATATATTTTAAATAGGAAGAGATAAACATTGATAATGCAATGCACAATGATGATATCAGAATAATTGCAAGTCCTATGATAATATCTTTTAGAACAATATTATCAGATGCTATATGCAAGTATAATAGGCATAATGTATAAACTACAAATGATGCAATAGTAACGCTCAATATTATTGCATTTATTCTTTTTTGCTTCTGGATATATTTTTCAGCTATAATATATTTTGCCTTTGCTTCAGGACACGCCTTACCAGAAGTAATGATATGAGAAATTTCATTCATATATTCTCGTTTATTAGAAATAAATGAATATATGACAGTGAACAATGTTATCCCTATTCCAAAGATGGACAAACTGAAGCTACATATGTCATTAATGAGTGTATTCATTTTTTAGCTTAAACAGTTTACAATTACAGGTTCCATTTTTTCCAATATAAACGTCTTATCATACATTTTATTGCTATTGAATTCATCTTCAGATATGTTAGTACAATAATTATAATTGCTTTCGATATGCAGTTTATATTCATCCTTGGCTTTAAGCACTTCTTTTCTTCTCGTCTTGCTAACTTTATAAGATTTCTTGGCACTAAATATATGGAATATTTTCTTTTCTATGGTCAAATCGGAATCATTATTTATAATTTCTTGCAAATCCTCATATGAAAGGTCTTTATATTCAATATAGGTTTTACTATTAGTCTGTCCGCTTACAAACTGATTTGAAAAGCGTTTATCATATATATCATCACTAAGAGTTTCTATTGATTGAAAACATGCCTTCATAGAATATCCACTAAATACTTTAATTTCATCTTCAAATTCTTTGGGTTTCAAGTGGGAGGTTTTTGTATTTAAAACTTCTTTGATAACTTTTTTGACAATTCGTATGAAATCTAAAGTGTTTTTTTCAGGATCATCATATAAAAAAAGATACCAAAACCGACTAAAGTAGTTACCTTTTTTTTGTACCATAGGGTACATTATTACATAGTAGTGTTCGCTTCCAATTTTGACATTTTGTGTTACTGGAATTTTGGCATTCTTAATTTCAGGACTCTCTATATATCCATCTCTCATATTAGTTTTGTGAGCTGACATTTGTAGAAATACAATAGGACTATCATTTAGATATTCCTTAGTCGCATTAATGCTTACCACCTCATGAGTGAAATGTTTGAAATCATTAGTGATTGTGATTTTTTTTGTAGAAGAACATTTGTATTCATTTATTTTGGAACATGCAGAATCTGCCATATCTTCTCTACTGATATTGAATAATTTTATTTCTTCTTGCTCAGTTTGAGTTTTGAATACAGGTATTCTTATTGTAATGTCTTCCATTTGTTAGATACGGTTATATTGTTAATTATAGCATTCCTTTTAATCAGGACTAATACCATATCCTGCTAGAAGCAAAACTTTATCTTCAAACAAAACGAAAAAAGGATATAGTTTCTTGTTTATAGTCCTTATATATTCTAAGTTTATCTGGTTAAAATTATCATCTATCAGGGCATATATACTTCTGAATCCCAGAAATGCAAATCTTATGTCTCCATTATTCTTGTTTAATTCTTGCTTTAGGAGTTCAATAAGTTCTTCTTTATCCTTGAATCTTATTGGTCCCAATATATTCTCAGTGATATAATTTAGACGATCAATATTTATTATATTTAATTCTTTTACCATATCTATTGCGCAAGAATAGAAAATTTTCTTGTATTTAAGATAATCATCCTTGATTTTCTTGTTATCAAAGAGTTCAGGAAAATCTACTAATTTTGAGATTGGGTATAACATTAGCAGCTTTGCAAAGTCTATATCTTTGTTCTCTTTCATAATGTTAAATTTGAGATTATTATTTAATTAAAATATTACATCACTTACAATATGCTGTTTGACAATCCACAAGCTACGTACTTGTGCTATTTCTATGTCGAAGTTGTCTAACTCAGTTTCATTTTGAAATAAATAGAATAGGAGGGAAAGAATCCCTCCTATATTAAGTTATTCTTTGTTTTCGTACATGTCAATAGTCCTGAAAAAGTCGTCGGTGTACTTATATAAATCATCAAGACTTTCAATTGTATGCTTCACATCTTTCTTATTTTCATCAATAGTAGCTACATATTTAGTAGCTGTATTGAAATACATGCGACAAATAGGTTTTCGGTTATTGTTGTCAAGTAATATACTGAAGTAAGTCTGTGCATCACGATATACTATACGAGATATATCCACTTTCTTCCGGCAAATAGCCTTGACGATGCGATAAGCGTCAAGTTCATCCTCTGTGGTTACAATTTTTGATTCAGAATGATTTTCCTCCTGATTGTCTTCGGATGAAGTGTCTGTCTGTTTGGACTGTACAGGTTCGGGATTGGAGTCGTTGACAGTTAAAGCCCCTTTCAACCGTTCGTTAATAATATCGTTGATGTGTGAAGAGATGGCACGTTTGACTAAAGGTGTGAACTGATCTATTATGTTTTGAAGCATTCTACCTTCATAAACTTTTGTAGCAAACATTTTTACGAAATCAGTGCTAGGAGAGGAGAATTCTTCTTGTATGATAGCTTTTAGTTCTCCCATATATTTTAATTCACTGGCTGAGTTCAGAATATTGTCCACATCAAAGTATGACTTATGGAATTTTTTCAATTCTTCGATTTGATTATCCCTCAAGTCTGTAATATCCACTTCTAAAAATGGTTTATCATCCATTATATTGGGTTCTTTTAAATCTGTATAGAAGCGGTAGATAATTCCATTGGTTAAAAGTCCGAATTTAGCCTTTGATACGTTGAAATAGCGTAGCAATTGGTTGTCGTGCAGGTTTAAGTCTTGTTTCCAATGCTTACATTCAATCAGCAATATAGGCTGGTCGTCCTTCATGATGGCATAATCAATCTTTTCTCCTTTCTTGGTTCCAATATCACATGTCATTTCGGGGAGTACTTCTAAAGGATTGAATACATCATATCCGAGAGCATTAATAAAAGGCATGATGAAAGCATTTTTAGTTGCTTCTTCTGTCTGAATGTTATCTTTCAGCTTTTCGATTCTATCTGCGAGCTGTTTAATAGTGTCTTTAAAATCCATAGTATTTATTTTTAGATTGATATTATAATCTCATGCTACGTTCAACAACCTTAATTACATTATATATCTCTACTACATCGTCAAGATTGACGGTATAATCATTGAATAGTTCATTTAGTGAATGGCAAGTGATATTTCCGCTATCGTCCTGCGCTGTGATTTGCTTAATGGATATTCCTTTTGTTCGATGTACGATGACGAAATACCAATCGTTGATATGAAGTTTAGGGAGCCACAAATCACGTCTTACTTCCCTGCAAAGTAGCTTGTCCCCGTCGCAGATAGAATTACGGCTGCCATCGTCCATACTGTCACCTTCTGTCTCAAATATGCGGTATTTTCCGTGATAAGTTTGGTCTACAATAACCGGCATTGTCGGTAGGGTATTTATGTATTCAGCATCTCCGTATCCGGCAAGATAACCGCATTGTGCTTTGATGTGTATAACAGGCACATTCATGTAGCTTAGGTCATCTACTTGACGGGCATTAGAGTGGAATGTTTGGGATTGGGTATCGGTAAGCATATCCCCCTCACCAGTTAGTAGCCAAGATAATCGAAATTGAGGATATGCTTTTATGATGGCATTAGCTAACTGGGAAGATATTTTTTTTGTTTTTCCTTTTTGTAAATCAAATATCCTTTGATAAAGTACTCCTATTTGTTCTGCTAATGTTGGAGCTTTAATACCCAATTCATCTAAAACACTATTTATTATTTCTTTTCCTGTCATGTTATTAAGAAATTTCTTATATTTGCAAAAGGAAATTCAAGTTCAAATTTTTATGATTAAGTTTGTCACAAGGTATATTACTTATTGGTATTATAGAAAGCTATTCTTTCGTATATACTTTTCCTATTTAAAGTATAGTGATAATCCTGAAAATGCAATTAATGATGCATTTGAGGATTTAAAAACCATTAGAACGTTCCTAAACTCGTACCTGCGTAAGTAACTCTTTCTTTTACTTTATGTGTTGGGTAGACTAATGGTATTGAAAATCTTATTTTTGAAGCATTCTCATTTACCTGCTTATTCTCTTCGTTAGTTGACTTTCCTCCCAATTTTCCTCCTACATTGATACCAAAAACAGAGCCACTGACTTCTACTCCCTTTTGGGTTTCTCCATTTGAACCGGTTGAAGTTACAGCGGTTACAGCGACTTCAAAGTCAATATAAGAAATTTTTAAGTCTCCTGACGTAGACTTTATTTTTTCTTCTGCCCTGCTATTAGTTGGAGATATAATAGCCCCATTGCTAAGTTCTTCTTGGCATTCTTTGATGGCATTAGTTACATCAGAAATCACTTCTTTAATAAATTCTTTCAGCTTCATATTTTAAATAAAAGTTAAATATAAGAATTTTCTTATGTATTATCTTGTTTTTGATATAAGAAAAATCTTATATTTGCAACGTCAAACAACAAACAACAGCAAAGATGCAAAGTTTGAGTGAGATTACCAAATTATTTACATACCTAAAAAGGAGTAAGACAATGAAAAAAAGAGATTATGAATTGGTAAAGAATGGCAAGTATAACAGAAGAGCAATCATGCAGAGAGCTTATGTATATGTGCGTAATTACAATTACTCTCTTTCAAGCGCCTTAAAAACGGCTTGGTGTGATGCTCATCTGAAAATGGATGAATATAAAGTACAGATTGCTCCTAAGTATCAAGATTACCCGAAACCGGCTAATAATTTCAGACAGGCTATGATTGATTTGAATCCCACTTTAAGAAGCTACGATAGCTCTTGGAGATAATATAAACAAAGCTGCAGAAAAGGTCAGTGCTATACCGGTGACAAAAGCCGCGAGGGTTCGTAATGGCAAACGAACACTTTACCCTTCACCGGGCAGCTTTCCCTATTCGGTGATGCGTTACGCCGAATTTCTCTATCCGGTCTTTGAGCCTACCCTTTGATGGGAGATAGAGAACTGATATGAGCTCGACATTCGGGCAGGAGAGGCGATACTCCGCAACAACACACCCCGAAAGACTTGGAACTGGTGACAGCAGAAGCAGACTTGAGTAGGGTTACGGGTGCAGTCCCGGTGAAATCTGCCGCAGTTCGTACTGAGAAAGGTACAGGAACTCCGAAGCATACCCATGTAAACAGATAGTAGACTTGTCCTTGATTGTGGTGGGGTAAAATAAAGAAGTCGACATGCCCCGAACGGTTATGCAGTGAAGTATAGTAGCTGATAACTCCGTTGAGAAGAGCAGAGAGAGCTTATCGGGGCACGAATATTAAAAATATAAGAATATGGACTATAAGGAAATAAACAATTTAACAGGTAAAATAAGTAAGATAGAATCCTTATTGGAACATTCCTCTCAAATAGAGATGATTGCTACAATTCCGAATGTAGGTTATGGAGCGTCTATATATGATGCTTCGGAACCGACAATAATAACGGTGAAGTTGGAAAAGGACGAAGCTGAATTTCTTCTAAATGAGTATCAAAAACTTATAGAACAGAAAGTGGATAGTGTGATAAAAGTGAATAAAAAGACGAATTTATGAAAGCAATTATAGAAAAGCAAGTAAGCATACTTCCTGCAAATAGCGGATTTGTCAGCAAGAGCGATATCAACGTAGCTCCTTATGTATTAACTATCAGGTTGTTTTCAATTCCGATATACAGAAAAGAGGTGAATGCCTCAAAATGGATAAGTCTTACTTCATTAACAGAAACTCCTTACAATAGTATATGCAACCAATGCGATGATAAACAGCAGGGATGAAACATACGAGCCTTTTTCGCAAAATACGAAAATCCTTCTTCTTGGTATGCTTTCATATACGTAAGCTTGACCGTGCGGTAATTCCCCGTTATGATATTTTCTTAGGTATTCCCGATAGGTGCGCACAGCTTGATTGCTCAACACTCTATTCTCGTATAGAGATATTCCAGAGAAAAGGATACAGAGTGCATTTACGCATATTGCAGTCACAAGGAGAACCTTGTTGCAAAGACTGTCCTCTGAAAGACTGCTTAAAGAAATGATTACCGCAAAGGTGGTTGAGGCTACCATTAAAAGCGTTGTTTGTATTTTGAATACCCATTCGGTTTGTTCATCCAGAGAACGCATATATAACCTAATTAGATTTCTTTCCCAACTCATATTTACTTAATTTTTTGATTTGACACTTCAAAGTTAAGTAAATCTCCCGAATAAAGCGTGATGCTGCCAATCGAATTGGTTCGGGAGAACTCAAATATTAATCAACTAATTACATACAAAAAATGGTAAAGAGAATTACAGAAAATTGGACCGAGGCTTTGCTGAATATGGAAGTAGGTGAAATTGTTGAATTCCCGCTTGAAAAGTCTGAATCTATTGTTGGAAGTATTATTCCACGTTTGCGAAAAAGAATGTGGAGAGAAAAGGCTGATTGGAGTAGAGACGGGGATTACGATACAGAGAACGGAATTTTCAGAGTTAAAAGGATAGCGTAATGGTTTCCCTTTCTCCAGCGGAAATGCTTGTTGCAAATGAGTATTGCAAGGGACTTGCTGACAAAGAAGTGGCCGACAATCTGAGCAAGTCTGTTTGGACTATCAAGACACAGAAGCGGACTATCTATCGAAAGTTAGGCATATCCAAAGATACTGAATTGCTTCTGTATATGATTTGCGACAGGTTGAAACGCAATTTCGATTTGAATGAGTTACGGAAGCATGGACTTGAGTTTTTATTCTCCATTCTTTTCATAGTAATGCAAATAACTTGTAATGATATTGATATGCGGAGAATGAAAACGCCCTCACGAGTGCGGACTACAATGCGCTATATAAGAGTAGGGGGACGGAGTAATAATAATTTTAATTTTTTGGCAGCATGATATATGAGGTAAACGGTGATTTACGCAGTTCTATGTTGATTGATGGGACAGCGGAGGCAAGGTTGGCAGATATACTTACCATCATGGATAAGCGTACATTTCCTAAGAGGGAATCAGAAAGAATAGTAGGTGGCCCGGGGAGATTGAAAACTTTGGTAAGTTCTCGAAGAGTGAGAGTTGAGTACAAACCTAATGGGAGAAGTTATTACAATGCTTCAGATGTATTGAGTTTTGCAAAAGTAAGAAAAGGAAGAAACCATGAAAAGAATAATTCTCAACGTGCTATTGCTTAATATATTGGCTTTGCCTTGTTTGGCAATGTTCAATGATGTTGATCCGGTAACAGGGGACTGGAACTATACTGTTAATCTTTTTGGTATAGTGTATTCTGTTTGGTTCTATCACAAAGTATTAAAGAAGATAATAAAGATATGAACCTCAGCGGAGGAAGTGCATTACACAAAACTTATTTAGTTAGATTGCTGTCTGCATGGTCTGTGAAGATATAGCAGGCAGAAACGGGTAATTAGCTCAGTCAGGTAGAGCGGTACATGATTATTTAATGTTGGTAATTTGTCATGGTATTATTTAAAGGTTTCATTCATGTACAGGTCGTGGTGTTCAAGTCCCACATTACCTACAAGCTTTTTTATGTTTAACCAATAATGCCGACGAAAAGGACGTCGTAGGGAGAATGCCCCTATTTGAGTTTTATGCTTTAAGCTATCTTGTTAACTACCCTTCCCGGTGTGGTTTGACCGCCTATCCGGGAGCAATGCCCAAGCGAGGGAAGATATAGTTTAGTATTTTTATTTTGTTGTGTTTAGGTGTTCTGTCTGTGAAGATGGTACACCTTTTTTATTCGGGAGTTCGGTGTAATGGCTAACACACCTCATTCGAGGAGACTGACGGTTCGAGTCCGTCAACTTCCACGACATTTTTTATTAACCACATAAATTTTATCATTATGAGTTTGATCAAGAAACCTAACGAGCTGACTGTTAAGACTACATTGTCAGCACTGATTTACGGACAACCGGGTATGGGAAAAACGACATTGGCATTATCAGCCCCGAACCCTGTGCTGTTTGATTATGACGGTGGTATTCATCGCGTCAATGCGGCTCATCGCGTACCCACTGTTCAGATAACAAGCTGGGACGAGACGAACCAAGTACTTGCTTCCGAGGAAATCCAGGAGTTCGACACAATTGTGATTGACACTGCCGGAAAGATGCTCTCTTTCATGGATAAGGCTATCATGGCAGCCAATCCGAAAATGAAGAAGGCTGACGGTACTCTTTCCTTGCAGGGCTATGGGGTACGAAAGAATATGTTCATCAGCTTTGTAAATCAAGTTACCCTCATGAGTAAGTCTGTTATCTTCGTTGCTCATGAACGGGAGGAGAAAGTCGGTGATGAAAAACAGATACGCCCGGAGATTGGCGGTTCATCTGCCGGCGACTTGATTAAGGAACTGGATTTAGTCGGCTACATGGAAGCCATTGGCAAGGATAGAACAATTTCCTTTGACCCATGCGAGAAGTTCTATGGTAAGAATACTTGTAATCTCTCTTCACGTATAAAGATACCTGTTATCATTGATGCGTCTGGTACTGTTACGGGAAAGAATGATTTTATGACGAACATCATTAATACTTACAAGGAATATCAAACAAAGCAAACTGAGTTGTCTTCCGAATATGATAAGCTTCTTGAAGTTATTCGTGATATGGTGGAGCAGGTGACTGATATGCAGTCGGCTAATGAGGTACGGGAAGCGATTGCGGGTATGAACCATATCTTTGACAGCAAGGTACGGGCTGGTATGATGCTTAATGAGAAATGTAAGCAACTCGGGTTGAAATTTAATAAACTCAGCAAGAAGTATGAACCAGCCGCCTAAGTACAGACTTTACCCGTCGCTGCTTGATAAGTTCGAGCAGTATCTGCGGGCGGATGAACAGGTTGAAAGTTTTTGGAATGTCGACAATGAAACGGGGGAATACAAGAAAAGCCCCGAAGAGATTGAGGCGGAGCTCAAGCAAACTCTGCTTGATGCGATAAACCGCGTTCCATTTGAGAGTGAAGCGGCTGATAAAGGAACGGCATTCAATGCTATTATAGACTGTTATATCCATAGGAAAAAGCATATTCCAAATGAACGAGAACCATATACCATTATCGGTGATGAAGAAACCAACATTATCCAAGTTGATTTTCCGGTTACGGATATAGCGCCTGCCCGTCATTTCTTGTTTGACCGAGCATGGTGTATCGAGCAGTCGAGATATTTTGCCGGTGCATTGTCTCAGGTCTTTGTCTCTGCCATTATCTCCACCCGTTACGGTGATGTGGAACTTTACGGGTTTATAGACGAACTTCTCCGAGATACTGTCTATGACATCAAATCAACATCCAAATATGATTTCGGCAAGTATGAACATGGCTGGCAGCGGCATGTATATCCTTACTGCCTGATTGCTTCCGGTCAAATGGAGAGTGTGAAAGCTTTTGAGTACACTGCTTATCAGTTGAAGGGCGGTACGAGTCGTACACCGCTAATCAGTGGAACGCAATATCCGGAATACTACACCTATAACCATGAACAGACGGTTAAACTGTTGACCGCTCATTGTGAGCATTTCATAGAATTTCTGGAAGTAAATCGGGAGTTTATTACGGATAAGAAAATATTTGGGTTAGAGTAATGGCACAGGAAGCAATTCTTGAAAAGGTTAACGGCGAAGTATACATAAGCAAATCCTTTGATTTCATGTGTTCCCAGCTTCGTAATGGTCGGTATCGTGTAAAAATCGAACGGTTCACAGAGCCTCGTACACTATCGCAAAATGCGCTCATGTGGCTTTGGTTCACTTGCATCGAGCAGGAAACCGGAACGGATAAGCAGGATATACACGATTACTACTGCAACCTATTTCTGAGGAGAACTTCCTATATCAAAGGCAAAGAAACGGTTGTTGCCGGAAGCACATCGAAACTCAATACAGTGCAGATGACAGACTTTTTGAATAAAGTCCAGGCTGATGCCGCTGCCGAACTGGGAATAACACTCCCTCTTCCGGCTGACCGTTACTATAACGAATTTATCAACGAATATCAAGACAGGAGATAAAAATGAATATCACAAAAGCAAAAATAACGAAAGACAACACGCTTGTTGCCACTTTTAAGAACGAGAATGAGGATAATGTAACCGTTGAGGGAAAGAATCTTATCCATAAGGATTTACGTGCTGCATTTGATGAACTTATCCCTCACCTTGCTTTCCTCTGCGAACAAAAGGAAGCTGACGGCAAAGATTCCATAGATGAATTGCCGGAAGAAATCTTTTCAACATTTGAGGTTACCGGTTATACAATTGGTGGTTCCGATGATAATATCGGGATTACTTTAGTCGGTAAACGTTTCCTAAAAAGTAAAAAGGTGCTCAATCTCATTGCACCGTTTACCATGTTCAACAATGAGAACGAGGAATACGAACACGCCTTTGAGTTGCAGCAAGCCATTGATGCTTGTAATTATGAAGTAGAACAGTATCTGACCGCAAAGAAATGGGCAGTAGTTCAGCAGGAACTTCCATTTGATGAAAGTACCCCGACTGATATAGGGGCTGACCCAGTGGGGGACGCTACTTTTGAGGAGGAAGCTAACGAGTTCCTCAAACAAGTGGCGGAACAGACCGGTACTACTTTGATTGTGGACGGTAAGAAAGTGAAACCGCGTCATTCACGTACTAAGAAAGTCAAAGAAACGGCAGCTTAATTATGGCAGCACCTTTTTGTATCACCAAATATCCAGACGGCTTCAAACTTAAATTCATGTATCATCCGATGCTGATAAAATGTGTGAAGAACATTCCGTCAGTCAAGGCCAATGCAAAGAGAGCTTACCTCTTTAATGAAAAAGCCTGGTGGGTTGATCTTGCCGATGAATGGTATGTCAACACCATGGCGAATTGGGCGGTGCAATATGGTTATTGCGGATCAGTACAGCGGTTGGAGCAAAGAAAAGCTGATATAAGTTTTGAGATTGCTCCAATGCCGCAATTGGCCGTACCTCATGGGCTACTTCTTGAACCATACGATTATCAGAAAGAGGGTATCGCTTATGCATTAGAACATAAACGGTGCATCTTCGGTGACCAGCCGGGACTTGGTAAGACATTACAGGCGATAGGTACGGTAACAATAGCGCAATCTTATCCATGTCTTGTAGTATGTCCGGCTGCATTGAAAATAAACTGGCAACGTGAGTTCAAGAAGTTTGCCGGGAAACAGGCTCTTATACTTGATGATAAGAATAAAAATACGTGGCAACGCTTCATTGAAACCAAGTGCTGTGATATTTTCATCACTAATTATGAGTCGCTGAAAAAGTTCTTCGTATTGGATGTGAAGAATGATACGCGGTTTACGCTGAAGTCAATCATTTTTGATCCTCGCATAACGCTTTTCAAATCGGTCATTATTGATGAGTCTCATAAATGTAAGTCTACTAAGACCCAGCAAAGTAAGTTTGTTGAGGGCATCTGCAAAGGTAAGGATTTCATTCTTGAGTTGACAGGAACTCCGGTAGTGAATGATAATACTGACCTTATACAACAACTTAAGATAATGGGACGTTTGGAAGATTTCGGTGGGTATAAGACATTTACCGAGCGCTTTTGTAACGGACCGAAGAAAGCATCCAATCTGAAAGAATTAAACTGGCGCCTTTGGAATACCTGCTTTTTCCGACGGGAGAAGGCAAAGGTGTTGACCCAACTTCCGGATAAGACACGCCAGTATATCGAGATGGATATCACTACGCGGTTGGAATATGAGAAAGCAGAAATCGACCTTATTCAATATCTGCGTGTTTATAAGAATGCGGACGACGAGAAGATTGCCAAGTCCATGCGCGGCGAGGTAATGGTAAGGATGGGTATATTGAAAGCTATTTCCGCTCGTGGAAAAATCAAGGCGGCTGCCGAATTTATCCATGACGTTATCGATGGGGGAGAGAAACTGATAGTATTTGCTTATCTGAAAGAGGTAGTAATGGAACTGAAAAAGATGTTTCCCAAAGCAGTAACGGTTACTGGTGAAGATAATGCTACCCGGAAACAGATGGCTGTAGATGCTTTTCAAAACAATCCGGATTGTACACTTATCATTCTGAACTACAAATCGGGTGGTACGGGGCTTACTTTGACCGCTTCCAGTCGTGTGGCCTTTATTGAGTTCCCATGGACGTTCAGCGATTGCGAACAGGCTGAAGACCGGGCACATCGTAACGGACAGAAAAATAACGTTAACTGTTACTACTTCCTTGGTAAAAATACCATTGATGAATATATGTATGATGTCATTCAGCGGAAGAAGGGTATAGCTAACGGAGTTACCGGAACTGATGATGTAGTAAAGGAGAATGTAGTAGATATGGCTATGGACTTATTCAAAGGTAGATTATGAGAAAGAAACAAACTACACCACAATCAGAAAGCCAGATACAGCATAGCTGCCTGACTTGGTTCCGGCATCAATATCCGTTTTTGAGTCGCATGCTGTTCGCTGTTCCTAACGGTGGGAAACGCGATGCCCGTACCGGTGCGCAAATGAAATACGAAGGTGTTTTACGCGGCGTTGCCGATTTGATACTTCTTGTCCCTAAGAAAGGTTTTGCGTCTCTCTGTATAGAAATGAAAACTCCGATGGGGAAACAGAGAGAGGAACAAATTGAATGGCAGAGAGAAGCGGAAAAGTATCGAAATAAATACGTTATCTGCCGTTCTCTTCAAGATTTTATGAACGAGGTTAATTCCTATCTACGATGAATTATATTGAATTAGTCAATAACTTTTGGACTGTGAGGCGTATTAGACCGATGACAAGTTACGAGGCAGATTTTTATTTCTATTTGCTGAAAGAATGTAACTCGAGAAACTGGACTAATCCGTTCGAATTGCCGTCGAGGAATGTGGAGCTTGAACTCGGCATCTCTCGCAAAACAATTTGTGACCTGCGCAACAAACTCCAGCAAAAAGGATTGATTTCTTTCAAAGAAGGGAATAAACGGGCAAACGGAGCTTTTTATCAGATACTTTATGTTTCTGACGGTAACAAAAATGGTAACGAAAGTGGTAACGTAAATGGTAACATAAACGGTAACGTAAATGGTAACCCTTTATATAAACAGAAACATAAACAGAAACCTATGGGGGAAAATAACTCTGGCGAGTTATTCCCACCGGAGCCACCACCGAAAAAGAAGCTGCTTAAAACCAAAGTAGAGTTTATACCACCGACCGTCGAAGAAGTGAAAGAGTATTTTCGGGGCAAACTTCCTGACTGGGAATTGCAAGCGGATATTTTCTACAATCATTTCTCCGGGCTTGGTTGGAAAACGGCTACAGGTGCCAAGGTTGAACGTTGGGACAGCCGGGCCAATCTTTGGATAATCGAAAAAAAACAGCAAGGCAATGGAAAAACAGAAACCCAAGGACAAAACGGTCGGGATGCTGATAAGGCAGCAAAGGCAAGAAACCTCATTGCGGAGTACGCGGCCATCGAGCAGGGATGTGATGTTGTCGGCCATCAAGCAGAGATACCCGACCTTTAGCCAAGCCTCTGCCGCATATTCGACATCGCTCCAGCCGATACTTCTTGCCGACCTTGATAAAGCATACAGCGAGAAGTCTCCCACGTTGTCAGACCTTGAACAGATGTACGGTGACGGCTCCTCGGTTTTGTGGGCAAAGACGCAGCTACTGACTATTGATTTTGCCTCTGCCACGAAAGAGAGTGCCGATGAAAATGCTTTGAACGAGTTCTCAAACCTGTTTGTAAGGCAGTATCACTACATCAAGTTGACCGAATTCATTCTATTTGTCGCCCGATTCAAGTTGGGCAGATACGGTAAATTCTACGGCTATTTCGACACGATAACCATTGGCGAGGCTTTCCGTAAGTTCCTCAAAGAGCGGTCGGATGAGTTGGATATAATCATCCGGAAACGTAATAACCAGGCGCAGGAGCAGCGGCAAGTACCTGTGGAACGGAATCACCAACCACCCGACGACTTACGGGCAAAACTCAAATTAAGATGAAAGACATAAAACTGATAGCGACTATTCTGTCAATTCTGACAGCGTATGCCGCTTTTTATTTTGTCTGCTACTGGATAGCGGACTATTGTTTAAGAACTTATTTGTAACGCAATTATGGAAAACAAAACTTTCAAAGAAGCTATCAAGAGTTATCTTGATGAACGTGCCGGGACTGACGAACTGTTCGCTAAGTCCTACGCAAAAGAAAACAAGAATCTGGACGAGTGTTGTTCTTACATCATGGGTGAAGCCAAGAAGCTGGGCAATGCCGTATGCATTTCCGATAACGAGGTGTTCGGTATGGCTGTACACTATTACGACGAGGACGACATCAAAGTCAACAAATTATCTGCCGGTACAAGAACTGTAGCTTCCACTTTACCCCAACCGGTGAAGTTGACCGAAGAAGATAAACAGAGGGCTCGTGAGGAAGCGATTAAACGTCTTACCGAAGAGCAATATGCTTTGCTCAAGAAAAAGCCATCACGAGGAAAGAAAGAGGCAACGGAAGTACAACAGATGTCATTGTTCTAAAGTTATGGATGATGTTTTATCAGGTAAGATTTGTCCCTATTGTGGTAATCCTACCGAGTATGTGGATAGTTCTGTTATTTATGGGCGTTCTTATGGTATGATTTACCTCTGTCGTGATTGCAGGGCTTATGTTGGAGTTCATAAAGGTACAGACCAAGCATTAGGGCGTTTGGCGAATGCGGAACTTAGAGAAGCTAAGAAAGATGCCCATTTCTATTTCGACCAGATAGCCAAGACTAATCTTATCAATAAGATTTGGAAAGAGCATATTCCCAATACCTCAAATAGAAATAAGGCCTATTTGTGGTTATCCATTCAATTAGGAATACCACGTGAAATATGCCACATAGGAATGTTCGATGTAAAAGATTGTAAACGAGTAGTTGAACTGTGTAAACCATTAATAAAGCTATGAAACCGCGTACTAAATTGCAAAAGGAAGTCGCCGATCTGAGTGCAAAATTGGGTGAAATATCTGATTCTCCCAAAGAGTGGGCCAAAGAACATCTGTTTGCTCATACGGCACATAAATGCAAGGATGAACTTTGGTGTTCGGAATGTGGGAAAATATGGATAAACACCGATAATAGCGAATTGAGCATTATCCTTTTGGGTGATAAGACCGAATGCCCTTATTGTCACCACAAGCTGGACGTAAAGGTAAGTCGGAAATGCCAGAATGAAGAGGAAATCTACATGGATATACTACAGGTTGTAGGTAACTTCCAAGTGATACGCCATATCCTGTGCTGCAAGTATTCTTGCAAAAGTGATTTTCGTGAGCATCTGACATCAAATCCTTATTACAGTTTTTTTGAGACTGTTCAGGAATGGATTACAGTTAATGGCAAACGTACCATTATCGCCAGACCTATGAATATGGGTGGCAATGGATGGTTGTATGGTAGGCCTTTGAGTATAAAGAACGAATACGGTAGTGGTTATTACAGTTATGGTGATGTGTATTCTATACATGGATGGTTATATCGTAAGATAGAGGTTCTCCCGGAGTTGAAGAAACGTGGTATAGGCCGGAATTTTCCTGATGTCAATCCGTCGAGGCTTATACGATCGCTCTTAACCGGTAACAATGATGCCGAACTCTGTTTGAAAACAAAGCAGATGGCAATGCTTAAACACATGGCTAAGGAAGGGTATTATCAGCTTCGGTACAAGCCATCTTTCAATATCTGTAACCGTAATCACTACATCATCAAGGATGCCAGTATGTGGAATGATTACATTGACCTGCTGCTCTATTTCAAGAAAGACGTACGTAACGCCAAATATATATGTCCCAAGAATCTGAAAGTCGAGCATGATTTGCTGATGAATAAGAAAAGGAGCATTGAAGCAAAGCTTCGCAGAGATAGGGAAAGGATGGCGGCAATCCGTCTTGAAAAAGAACGTAGGGAAAGTATTATTCAGTTCTACAAGAGAATGGAGAAGTTCTTCGGTTTGGAGATAACGGACGGAAGTATAACTATCCGTCCATTGGAAAGTATAACCTAGTTCTATCAAGAGGGGAAAGCAATGCACCATTGCGTATATACGAATGGGTATTACAAGCGTAATGATTGCCTTATCCTTTCGGCCCGCATCGGGGAAAAACGTATCGAGACAATAGAACTGTCCCTAAAAACTCTTGAAGTAGTTCAATCGCGTGGTGCATGTAACCAGAATACAGAATACCATGAGCGTATCATAGGGCTTGTTAAAAAGAATATTGGTCTAATCCGTAATAAATTATCAGCATGAAACATATCATCCGAAAAATAGAATACATCACCGGCGATAATCGTCGGTGTGAGAAAGTAGTCATTGAAACAAACGACATCGAGACTGAGAGAAAGCAGTTGTATGCTGAGTACCCCTGTGATGTGATATACTTTACTTATGAGACAATAGAATAGATAGTACAATGAAAGATTATATCGAGTTTCTGAAAGACAAGATGGCCATCAGTCATCAATCAGGATTTGAGGTGTCGGCAGAGGAACTGACACCTTTTCTTTATCCTCACGTGAAAGATACTGTTCGTTGGGCGATATCCGGCGGTTGCCGGGCAATATTTTCCAGCTTTGGTATGCAAAAGACCGTAACCCAGTTGGAGATACTTCGGGTAGTCCTGAAACACAAAGGCGGCAAAGGACTGATAGTTTGTCCCAAGCGTGTAGTGGTCGAGTTCCTTACACAAGCGGAACAACATCTGCATATGAAAGTTACTTATGTCAGAACTATGGCTGATGTGATGATATGCCCGACTGACATTATGGTTACAAATTACGAGCGTGTGCGTGACGGTGAAGATGGGGTGAGAATAGAACCTTCCTATTTCACTGTAACATCATTGGATGAAGCGAGCGTACTGCGTGGTTTCGGCACCAAGACCTATCAGGAGTTTCTTCCTCTGTTTGCAGAAGTTCCGTATCGGTTTGTTGCCACTGCTACGCCATCGCCCAACAGGTACAAGGAGCTGATACATTATGCCGGTTATCTCGGCGTGATGGATACAGGGCAGGCACTTACCCGTTTCTTTCAGCGTGACAGCACGAAGGCGAATAACCTTACCCTTTATCCTCACAAGGAAAAAGAGTTCTGGCTATGGGTAAGTACATGGGCGTTATTCCTCACTAAGCCATCCGACCTCGGTTACCCCGATACCGGATATGAACTACCTGAACTACGTGTACACGAAGAAGTGGTTAGTGTGGACAACTCCACTGCTGGTACTAATCGTGATGGACAAGTGAAAATGTTTCGTGAGGCAGCTCTCGGTCTTGCTGATGCAGCGAAAGAGCGCCGGGACAACATGCAGGAAAAGATTGCCCGCGTGGTAGAGATAATCAATCGCCCGGAAAACAAGGACGACCATTTCCTTTTATGGCATGACTTGGAAAATGAACGGAAGGCATTATGTGACGCTATACCCGGATGCAAGGCTGTGTATGGCTCGCAGGATGATGATGAAGCGGACAAGGTGATATCGGATTTCAAGGATGGGCGGTTGAAGTATCTGGCCGCTAAACCGGAGATGCTTGGTGAAGGTCTTAATTTCCAGTATCACTGTCACAAGGCTATTATGTTTATTGACTACCGTTTTAATGACAAGTTCCAAGCGATAGCCCGTATCTACCGGTTTATGCAGCAGCATCCTGTTGACCTCTATCTGGTCTATGCTGAAAGCGAGGGCGAGATATTCAAGTCTTTCATGCAGAAATGGACGCAACACCGGGAGATGGTAGCTAAGATGACCGATATAGTCCGCGAGAACGGTTTGTTCGGTTTGCATGCCGAAGAGAAGATGATGCGGTGGATGTTCGCCAGTCGAGAAGAGAAATTCGGTAAACTGTGGAAGGCAATCAATAACGACAATGTTCTTGAATGTCAGAAGATGGAAAGTGATTCTGTAGACTTGATAGTAACCAGTATTCCATTCTCAAACCATTATGAATACACTCCGACCTATAATGACTTCGGGCATAATGAGGACAACGACAAGTTCTTTGAGCAAATGGACTATCTAACCCCGGAGCTTATACGTATTTTAAAACCCGGACGCTTGGCTTGCATCCATGTGAAGGATCGCGTACTTTTCGGTAACGCCACGGGTGACGGTATGCCTACCATTGACCCGTTCAGTGAAATGACTGTATTCCACTACATGAAACACGGTTTCCGCTACATGGGGCGTATTACAGTGGATACGGATGTAGTAAGGGAGAATAACCAGACTTATCGACTCGGCTATACTGAAATGTGTAAGGACGGTTCAAAGATGGGCATCGGTTGCCCGGAATATGTTCTTCTTTTCCGCAAGCTGCCTTCTGATACCTCACGAGCCTATGCTGATTTGCTGGTGACAAAAAACAAGAGTGAATACTCACTTGCCCGTTGGCAGATAGATGCTCATGCAAGTTGGAAATCTTCTGGTAACTCTCTGTTGAGTTACGAGGATATGAAAGGTGCCGGTATTGATAAAATACGCCATTTGTTCAGAAATTATGAATGCGAGCATATATATAACTACGAGGAACATGTATCATTCGCTGAGGAATTGGAAGCCTACGGAAAGCTGCCTAAAACCTTCATGGCCGTTGACCCGGTAAGCAAGAAGCCCTGGATATGGGATGATGTAACCCGGATGCGCACACTCAATACGAGACAGTCGCAGAAGAAACGACAGAACCACATTTGCCCACTTCAGCTGGATATTGTCGAAAGGCTGATTGAACGGTATTCGAATAAGGGTGAACTGGTATTCGACCCGTTCGGAGGTATCGGCACCGTTCCCTATTGCGCTATCAATTTGGGGAGGAAAGGTCTGTCAACCGAACTCAATTACGACTACTGGAAAGATAGTCTTTCATATCTGTATGAGGCAGAGATGGAGGTCAGCGCACCCACATTGTTCGACTTAATGAATGATGCCGTATGAACATTCACTAGATAGTTCCCCGTTCGGATTGCACCTCCTTCGCCAAGTGCGGCAAGCACTCACTTGCCTATTGCCGGAGGTACGGTGTATCCGAATGCGGTCCATGTGAGATAGTGAAGCGGAAACCGAGCAATCGGGTGGTGGACGGGATGGAGCGTAAGATATGCAGCCGTTGTAAAAGATTGAGCCTATCATCTATATAGTTTTTTCATCCTTTATTCCAAATATTTTATCAATCACACTGGCTCACTATTTTTATATGTATCATTCTTTCATAAAAATAGTGGGCACTAATTTCCCAACTATCAAATTTATCGTATGCGGAACAGAGGTTTTTCCTGTTAGAGTTTTATTCCGTATTAAAGACTTTATATTTCTAACGAGTTGGAATAGGATAAAATATTAAGATTCAATCTGCATTTATTCACTCTGAAAAGTATGTAATACTATTCATTAATTCTCCAAAAAAGTTCATAAACTCCTTTTGTTTGTTTTTAGATATTATCGGTTACTAATTTATTATATAGATTTGCAAGTGTCTTTTTATCGAGATATGTATGGAAAATCAAGCTAGGAAAATTTTAAAAATATCCGGTATTATATCAGGAGGATTGATTATTGCCATTTTTATAATAATCACGATTGCCTTGAATTTTGTGTTTACTCCTGAGAAGTTAACTCCGGTGGTATTGGAAACTGCCAATCAAAATTTAAATGCAAAAATGGATATAGAAGGTGTAGAACTTACTTTCTTCGCTACCTTTCCCCGGTTCGGATTGCAACTGACAAACGGAACATTGATTTCAAAAGCCATTCGTGATACCATGTGGCAGAGAACTGACACATTATTGTCTTTTAAAGAAGCCATATTGGTAATAGATGTAATGGATTATCTGCAACGGAAAAAGGTAAACATCCATCATCTTGCCCTGGACAGTGCCAAGATTTATGCATATAAGGACGAGACTGGAACTGCAAACTGGAACATCTTTTCCAAAAATACGAAAAATACAGCTTCATCGTCAACGGATACGGTCAGGTATGTGAATGAACTTAATATCGGGCAGGCCGCCATAAAACATGCCACAGTAACTGTGGATGATCGGAACACACATATCTTTGCTAATATATGGGGGATGGACTTGAACCTGAAAGCAAACATGAAAAAAGAGGATTCTATATTGACCTTGGACTTCAAAAACAAGAATATCCTTTTCTGGCAGAATGGGCAGTTGATAGCTAACCATATCAGTACCCATTTGAGAACAGACATTGAACTGGACACCGCTCATCGTACCCTTTTTCTGCGTGATGCCCTGATTAATGTAAATGGTATAGAATTAGGGATAAAGGGAACGATACGGCATGATACAATAGTACAAGCTCTTGATTTAGACTTGCAATACGGGTTGCACACTCCTTCATTGGAAACAGTATTACACATGATTCCGGAAAGTATTTTGAAAAAGACAAAGGTATTCGCCAAAGGAGAAGTTACTTTCAAAGGGAAATTAAAAGGAACCTATGGAAAACAAAAATTGCCATTGGCCACATTGGATATCAAAATTAAAGATGCTTCTGCTAGGTATGCCGGACTGCCTTATGGCATAGATAAGTTAGACGCCGATTTTTTTGGTCAAATAGATCTGATGCGCAATAAACCTTCCTATCTGAATTTAAAGATATTTCATTTTGAAGGGGCAAATACCAGTATATTGGCTGATATGAAAGTAGATAATCTGTTGACAAATCCCGATATTACCTTACATACTAAATCGACTATAGACCTGAATACGCTGAAGCAAGCTTTTCCGTTACAGGAAAGTATCAGCATGGAAGGGAAAATGAAAGTCGATTTGGGGGTATGCTGCCGTATGTCTTCCATAAAGAAGCAGGATTGGGGATGTATCAAGGCCGAAGGGCAACTTGAGACGGACAAACTTATAATACGTGATACTCAGAAGAATTTTGAGTTCATAAGTGATACATCATTGAAGTTTATCGGCAATGAATGGTTAGGAGTACATGCCAAAATTAAGGACATGACTTTTCGCTCTCTCCAATTGAGCTCTGATATGAAAAGTCTTGTCGCTACCGTCAAGACCACTCCTTCCAAAGACACAACCCGGATGGCCCAGGTGGAATGTAAAATGGAAATGCACAAACTGAAAGTGAGCTTAGGAGACTCCCTTGATTTATTTTGCGGAAAGTCCTCCGCTACTCTGAATTTAAAACCGGGAGAATATAATCCTGGCAAGCCCCGAATAGGACTTACCATGAAGGCAGACACTTTGTTTTGCCGCATGGGAGAGAGTAAAGCAGGAATGAATAAAGCGGGAATAGGGGTTACCGCAGAAAAAATACGTGATTCATTGTGGATGCCTAAGGGTATTATAGGTTTTGATCACATGGTTGCCCGCATGCCGGAATGTGCACTTCCTATACATATACAAAAGACTTCCGTAACAGTGGGCAACCGTACAATAACCTTACGTAATGCTACCATGCGTATAGGCAGATCCGACATTACGGCAAATGGAGCAATCTATGATTTGTATGGAGTTATGAAGCACCACAAAGTGTTGCGTGCCAAACTGGACGTTTCTTCTAATAACTTAGACTGCAACCAATTGATACGTTCAATATCTTTCCCCTCGGATACACTTACAGCAAGTACTGATACTGCTGCCACGAACCTTAAACTATTTGTGATACCTCAGAAATTAGACTTTGAACTACAAACAAATTTCCGGCGGGTACTTTATGAAAAAGTGATATTCAATGATGTCTGTGGAGCTGTAGACATACGTAACCAATCTGTACACTTGAAAGAACTTAGTATGAAAGGGCTGGGATCGAAAATGAACACTACGCTTGTTTATCAGGCAAAACGTCCGGAACTGGGATTTGCTGGTTTTGATTTTCGTCTGCATAATATCAACATTGGAAAGTTGGTTGACCTTGCACCCTCTTTGGATACAATCGTACCCATGTTACGTTCATTTGAAGGAACTGTGGATTTCAATGTAGCGGCAGCTGCGGTATTGGATTCCAATCTCAATATCAAGATACCGACCTTGCGCTCGGCCATTCATGTCAAAGGGGACAGTCTTGTACTGATGGATGGTGAGACTTTCGCGGAAATCTCAAAGAAGTTCTTTTTTAAGAATAAAAAGAAGAATTTGATTGACAGTATTTCAGTAAATATCAGTATTAAAGACGGTAACGTGACTATCTATCCTTTTGAAATTTCAATGGATCGCTACCGGGCAGCGGTAGGAGGTACACAAGGGCTGGATATGAACTTTGACTACCATATTTCCATATTGAAATCACCTGTACCATTCAAACTAGGCTTGAACATATCGGGGACTTTAGATGATATGAAATTCAAATTTGGGAAAGCCAGATATAAAGATGCAATTACACCGGCAGAAACACATAAGGTGGACAGCACAATAGTAAATATGGGACAACAGATCGCAAATGACTTCAAAAATATAATGAAAAGATAAACGAAACAACAAGAAAAGCAATATATTGAATGTTTCATAAATAAAAACATCGTGATAATAAATTCATTATTTACAAACATTTTTTTATTACAACCATTATGAAAAAAAGTATCTTAACAATTATTTTTGCGTTCATCTGTATCTTGGGGTATGCGCAAGTGTCTTTTAATGTAAAGGCAGGTCTTAACCTTAGCAGTTACATCGGTGAAAATTCAGATAACTCCAAATTCAAACCGGGAGTTCGTCTTGGCGTGGGAATGGAATATCAATTCAATGAAATGGTGGCTCTGCAACCTTCATTATTTTTCTCGCAGAAAGGAGCCAAGTATTCAGATGATTATAAAGGAAATATTGCAGATGCCGATGCAGACGTAAAAATTAACCAACTGTATCTTGAGCTTCCAATCAATGTACAATTCAGATTCAACATTGCAGACAATACTAATCTTGTCATTGCAACCGGTCCCTATTTGGCCTGTGGCGTAGGCGGAAAAGCAAAATTTGACGGAAATGCTTCCGTTGGCGGTGTTGAAGTAAACGGTTCTGAAAAGATAGATACTTTCGGAGATGACGGATTGGATTATAATAGATTCGATGCCGGCTGGAACATCGGCCTCGGCGTAGAATTCGGACAGATTCTTGTAGGGCTTGATACACAGCTTGGCTTTTGCAAGATCATGGATGGAGATGCTCCGCACAATGCGAACATTGGCATCACTTTGGGATATAAATTTTAAGTTGTTCTTTTTTTGAAGACCTCTTAATTGAGCAGTTGGTAAGACTAAAGCTTTCTTGCTATTCTTATATTTCTATCTTAGAATTAAGTATTTTATTGTGGATAATCCATGATTTATTTGTTACAAAATAGACAATCTGGTATGAAAAAAATATTCATTTTATTAATAACTCTTTTTTCGTTGTCAGTCGGTGTTTATGCGCAGAAAGGGAAACAGGCTATAGGTTTCGGTCTCGGTTATGGAACAGAGATTGAAAGTCTTGGATTAGGAATTAAGTATCAGTATAACATAACCAATCCTATACGTATTGAACCTTCTCTCAACTATTTTTTTGAGAATGACAATGTAAGCATGTTGGATGTGAACGTTAATTTCCATTATCTGTTTCCGGTAGCCGGTAATGTCAAGCTTTATCCGCTGTTTGGATTGACTTTATCCAATTGGATGTTTGATATGTATGATGTTGATTGGGATGGAGACCATGTTCATGTCGATGACAATGGGAACCATAACGAATGTCGGTTCGGTGTAAACTTAGGAGTTGGAGCTGAATTCGCATTGAGCCATAGTTTGGTCATGAATCTTGAATTCAAGTATCAATTGGTTAGTGATTTTGACCAGGGTGTCATTAATATTGGAGCCGCATATAGATTTTAAAGAAAATCTCAGAATAGAATCATATGAATGTAAGAGGGGATAAACGTAATTTAATGCTTGTCCCCTCTTTTATGTTTCAATCTTTGGATTTCAAGTTAATCATCGTCATCATCGTCGTCATCGTATCGATAGTGTCTCTTGTGGTGTTTCTTCGGCTTTTTGTATTTATGTTTCTTATGGTGAAATTTGTCATGGCGTTCACAGTATGAATTATAATATTCATGCCAACAGTCACTATGGTGATGCACTCTCTCATAGAAAGGGGTATAATACACACTTCCCGGATTTATGCCAATCTCCACAAGTATACGGTTCCACCCGTAGCGCTGATACCGGTTGTAATAATCACAGACGTCACGCATTTTTTTCCCGGAAGTCCTGGCTATTTCAAGTGCAATCCCTACATTCCCCCAGTCCTTCCCACAGCGTCTGTAGTAATCGTCCAAGGAACGGTTTGGAATATTATATTCCAGGCATAGGCGTTTCCTGTAATCAGAAAGCTCTATGGCTGCATAACGGTTGGCCCTGCCAATAAAGATGGAGATACCGTCCTGGGCAGACAAAGCGCATGCTATCAGGAGAAAAAGTAGTAATAAATTAATCTTCTTCATGATGTCTATAAGTTAAATAGATTCTTGCCTCTTGTTGTACGAATACTGGGACCGTTTTTGGGATAGTTCTTATTTCAATTTTTCTTTTGCTTGTTCAATTTCATTTCCGGCTTCATCTAGAACTTTCTTAATATCATCCGCTCTCTCCTCAATCTGTTCTTGTGCTTCTTCAAGGGCGTCTTCAACGGACTCCTTTACATTTTCCACACGATCCTTGACCTTGTCTTTTGCTTTTTTCTCTCTGCATGATGTAAAGCCAAGTACAATTGTGCATGCCAATATGGCAAATAAAAACTTCTTCATATCCTTACATTTAGTGATGTTGTTTAATTAGTTAAAATTCAAATGTAGAAATAAATATTGTCTTTAGCAAATAGTGGAAACATTTTTAAAGATAATACAAGGGCAAGATATCTTGTTTACTAATATACTATATAGTGGAGATCTTCCAAATAATCGGATAAATTAGAGACAACTTGCCTTTGGGGTGTAGTCTGTAATATGTACAAAAAAAGGCTATCTATCCCAGACAGTCAATCTTTTTGTTAACCTTAAATCTAATACTATGAAAAACACATTGCAAATGTACGGATTTGTGGGAGTTATGTAAATTATATCCCTTTGTTCAGCTTACTTATAACATGGTTTAGTAGGTAGATGTATATGTTAACTATTAATGATTTAATTGTAAAATAGGGCTTTGGAAAATCAGAATACAATTATCCTTTTACGTAAAAAGAGTGCTATATGTATTGAAAGCTTCTTTCAGTACTAATGATGGGTCAATGTCCGGTACTTCTCCTTTTGCAAAGTCTACTATTCCTATATTGATATTGATTATTGCTTTATATTCTTTATTGTAATAGGTGTACTCACCTTGTTCAAAATTGTGATAATCAGCTAATGCTATAAATATTTTCAAAATATACTCAGATTCTTCAATGCTGAAATTTGATTTATTAAGTTTATTTATAGCAGATTCCATATCCTTTATGGTGCTAAACATTGTCTGAATAAAATCGAAAACAACCAAATTGGGAAACATATATACTGGTGCTCTCCTTCGCCCTATATAAACCAATCGATCTCCTTTAAAATCTTTATTAATATATTTCAGTAATGTTCTTATATTAATTGACCCATTTTTGACAAATGCGGATAATATACTACAGCAGGTTATATGTGAATAATAGCTATTGTTATTTAGACCCACTTCTTTATCTGATTTGGTTGTTGCAAGAATATGTGCTATGGCTTTTATAATTTCATTTGTATTATTAAAATGGTATATGTCTTTACTATAGAATTTATCAATGTATCCATTGAAATCTACATTTATTCCATATTTGGCACTATAAATATTTCTTATATTATCAATATCACATACTAAAATTATTTTGTCAAATCCAAATTTATGCTCTTTAGTACCACAAAAATCATTATGTGCTGATAATATATTTAATATTCTAAAGATATGTTCAGGGTCGATACGGTCTAAATCATCAATAATGAGGACAATTTGCATATTGGGACTATTATCGGTTTTGGTGCTTGATACAATAGAACGGATGATTTGAGTTATTGTATTATCTTCATAGATGCTTCCTTTCTCTATGCTAATGCTATCGAAGAATTTCTTGATATGGGATTCTTCATTTTTCGAATTATCTTTTGCATATGTTTCAATGTTTTCTTTCAGTGCGATACACCTGTCTATGATATCTGTGCCAAAAGTAACTTTTTCTGCTATAGAAAAAAAATTACCCCAAAAATCTTTAGGATGATTTACTATATAAAAATATGCGGCATTGCTTAATGATATTTTTTGTTTCTCAAAATCATAGGGAACTTTTTCTAATAATTGCATTAATATGTCCACTTTGATATACTCAAAAATATCTTCGTTATTGGCAACAGAGTAATTAATTGGAGTTAGATATATTCCAGTGTATTTGTCTTTGTGCTGATTAAAAAAAATATTTAGAAAATATGATTTGCCTATTCCAAAAGCTCCAGAAAAGATAATGTTCTCATTGTCTTTTTGTTTTAGGAAATCAGCAAAACGTTCGATTTCTTCAGATATACTTATTTCCATTTTTATATTGATATTTGATTTGTCTCAAAGTTAATATCTTTTTTCATATTGAGCAAAACCTTCTGCCAAATCGTGTCAGTAACTTCTTTAATACCGGATAGTCCGTTCATAGATTATTCGGTATCTTTATTTTGTAAATCAAAATAATAAAGTATGTACGCAGTAAATCAATATGATGCAATCGCAGAGGATTACGATTCTCTGTTTAAAGACAAAGCCAGCATCGAGGAGAACAGTAAGATAGCCTCGATGCTTTTTGATGTTCCCGGAATTATTCTTGATGTGGGATGTGGTACCGGACTGTTCCTTGATATTCTGAAAGTATCTTCGGATGAATATTTCGGTATCGATCCGAGTAATAAGATGCTTGAAATTTTCAGAAAGAAGCATCCCGGATACCATAACTTGTGTATCCCGTTTGAGATGTTAAACCTGAAGTTTGTGGTATTTAATACTATTGTCGCTCTATTTGGTTCGGCCAGTTACATTGAAATTGAAGCATTAACGGATGTCCCCAAGGAGAAGAATTTGTTCCTTATGTTCTATAAAGAAACATATCATCCGGTGACTTATGAACGTAGTGGTTGTGAATTGGAATATTATGGACATTCGAGGCATGAGCTGGAACAAGGCTTTCCTCATTGTGAAGTAAAAGAGTTTGGTAACTATTATATCGTGACTAACGTATGATATTATATTCAGAACAAAATGTGTATGAAGCGGCGAAAGAACGCATAAGGCAGCTATTTTCTATAGGTGGTCGTCTGGGCGTTTGTTTTTCTGGTGGCAAAGATAGTACCGCTTTGCTGCATATCACTTTGGAAGTGGCACGTGAACTTGGTATTCAAAAGATACCGGTTATGTTTCTTGACCAGGAATGTGAGTACACATATACAGTCGAGTATATGCGTTATGTTATGTCTTTGCCGGAAGTAGAGCCTATTTGGGTACAAGTACCATTCAGATTATGGAATGCTAACAGTGGTGATTGGTTTATTCCTTGGGAGCCAGGGAAAGAGTGGATGCGTGAAAAAGAGGATATTGCTTTCAAAGAGAATGTATATGGCGCTGATAGATTTAAAGACATGTTCAATGCTATTGCATTTCATCATTTGGGAGAAGATTATGTCTCTTTGGGTGGTGTCCGTATTGAGGAATCTCCGGCCCGTCGTGCAGGATTAACAGGCAAGGAAACTCTTCCTGGTATGACATACGGAAAGCGTTGTAGTCATGGAGTAGTTATGTACCCTTTGTATGATTGGTCTTATCGCGATATCTGGTATTATATCTTCTCCAATCGATTAAGATATAATAAGGCCTACAATTACATTTTCTCAAAAGAACCGTTACGTTCGGCCAGGGTGTCCTCTCTGATTCATGAGAACAGTAATCAGAATATCCCTTACTTGCAGGAAATTGACCCGAAGTCATATAATGCCATGTACACCCGCATCCCCAATATTGGTACGACAAATCATCTTCTGTTGGATGCCTTTGAAGAGATACGTAATTATCCGAACTGTTTTAAGGATTGGCCGGAATATTTGCAGTATCTCATTGATAACATAGTAGCTGAGGATAAGAATAAAATCATTTTCTCCAATAACCTGAAGACAGTGATTACTAAAGTTGCAAATTGGTCTGATGTAGACCGTCTTGATATTTACCGCGCTTTTGCTCGTGGGATTATTACCGAAGACTTTGAACAGACAAAATTGAATAACAGATTATTGGTTCATAAATCAAAGTATAAATATGGAAAAACTAAAAGAAATAATCACCCGGATGCTTGATGAAGCGCCAGATAAAATAAACTTCTTCAATGAAGTGAGGCAACTTCTATTTTCTTTGTCCCCGGAGAAAGTGAACCCGGTGGATCGTGTTCTTTGGGTTCCAATGGAAATGGTAAAGGCAAACAACTATAATCCTAATGCTGTGGCAAAGCAGGAAATGCAGTTACTTTATACTTCCATTCGGGAAGACGGATATACACAACCTATTGTTACGATTTGGAGTGAGGAAGAGCAAAAGTATATCATTGTAGACGGGTTTCACCGTAATCTCATTGCACGTATGTACAAGGATATTGCCCGACGGAATAGTGGTCGTCTCCCCATTGTGGTTATTGATAAGGATATCAATGACCGTATGGCATCTACGGTCCGGCATAACCGGGCACGTGGTAAACATTCTGTTGACGGCATGACGAATATCATTTATAACATGATTAAAAATGGAGAGTCGGATGCAGTCATTTGTAAGAAGCTTGGTATGGAACCATTAGAATTTGTAAAACTTAAGCACATCACCGGCTTTGCTAAGATGTTCAAGAACTATGAATACAGCAAAGCCATTAAAGAAATTATTCATCACACAGATTCAGCAGAGTTATGATTATGGATATACAGAATATTGCAATAGATAAAATCATTCCATATTGGAATAATGCCCGGAACAATAGCAAGGCTATCAAACCGGTAGAGGAATCAATCAAGAAGTTTGGCTTTAACCAACCGCTTGTAGTAGATAAGAATCTTGAAATCATTGTCGGCCATACACGATACTTTGCCCTATTAAATCTTGGATATAAGGAAGTACCTTGTATAGTCGCTGATTTGGATGAAGAAAAGGCACGCCAGTATCGTATTGCTGATAATAAGACATCGGAGTTTGCATCATGGGATGAAGATAAACTGATACGTGAACTTAGGACTATGAATGTCCCTGCAGATATGCAAGATTTCTTTTTTGAGCCAATAGAGCAGCTGCTCGGATTTGATGTAAACTTTACTCCGGCAAATGATTATGCAACAGAAGATATGCAAGCAGAGGAAGTACAGCGGGAGTTCAGTCAGGAAATGGAACGTCAAGAGAATGAGGCTTTCAAAAAGAAAACGGAGCGTATTGAGGAGAACTTAGAGCAAGAAAAGACCGAATATATTGAAATGGCATGTCCCCATTGTGGAGAAATAATCAGGATGAAGAAGTGATATGGCAGCACCTGCGGGAAATAAATTTTGGATGTTAAGGAGTAAGCATGGGAGAGATAAACTCTTTTCCACGCCGGAACTTTTATGGGAAGCTGCCTGTGAGTATTTCCAGTGGTGTGATGAAAATCCCTGGCTCTCCAAAAAAGCTATTCAAAAGACGGTTCCTGTGAAAAGAAAGAAAGGGAAGAAAGTGGAAACTGTTAATGAACAGCAAGTGCAACAGGAAGTTTCCCCGACTTCCCGCCCGTACTCTCTTACCGGGTTTTGTATTTACGTAGGCGCTTCATCCAAATGGTGGAGCACCTTTCGTACGGAGTGTAAAAATAAGAATGACGAAGATTTTTTAGAGGTCATCGCACGCGTGGAAGAAACAATCGAAACGCAACAGTTTGAAGGTGCATGTGTCGGTGCTTTTAATGCGAATATCATTGCTCGTAAACTTGGGCTTGCGGATAAGCAGGAAGTGGACCATACGAATGCGGGGAAAGAGTTTAAGTCATTTTCATTTCTTCCATATACCAAAGAAGCGGAGAGTGTGAAATGATGGGAGAGAGAGTCAACATAAAACAGCGTTTAGCCTATAACTATCTTCGTGACGATGTTACGAAGTTCTTATGTTATGGTGGTGCCGGTGGAGGTGGTAAGTCATGGCTCGGTTGTGAATGGCTGATGCAATGTTGCCATTATCTTCCCGGAACTCGTTGGTTTGTGGGGCGAAATAATCTCAAAGACAGTCGAGCATCTATAGCGGTGACATTTGTTAAAGTGGCTAACTCTCATGGCTATCCATATTATCACTTGACAAATGACGGCATCAAGTTCGATAATGGGAGTGAGATTATCTTTTTGGATTTGACATATTACCCTTATAAAGACCCGATGTATGAACGTTTCGGCTCCTTGGAATTTACGGGTGGATGGATCGAAGAGGCGGGTCAAGTGAATAGATTGGCCTTTGAAGTGTTACAGACTCGTATAGGACGGCACTTGAATGATGTCTATAATGTTCCAGGGAAAATTCTTATTACTTGTAATCCCAAAAAGAACTGGTTATACGATAAATTTTATAAACCATGGAAAGAGCATAAGTTAAAAGATGGTTATGCTTTTGTACAGGCGTTGGTACAAGACAATCCATTTGCAACAGAAGACTATATAAACACTTTGAAAAATACTAATGATAAAGTAACGAAAGAGCGTTTGTATTTCGGCAATTGGGAATATGATAATGATCCGGCAGTACTTTGTGATTATGATGCTATTTGTGACTTGTTTACAAACGAGCATGTACAACCGATAGGCTTATCGACTGGTTCTTCTGACCTTGCCATGAAAGGCCGAGACCGTTTTGTCTGTGGGCATTGGATAGGTAATGTATGTAACATCAGGTTAGACCAGGAATACAGTACGGGTAAATCCATTGAAACGGATCTTAAAAACATGATGATACAGTGGAAGATTCCACGTAGCATGATGGTAGTTGATAGTGATGGGCTGGGGAGTTATCTTGAAAGTTATCTGAATGGCATCAAGGAGTTTCATGGTGGTAACCGCCCTATTAATCCGGAGTTTGACAATCTGAAATCAGAGTGCGCTTTTAAGCTCGCAGAACTAATAAATAACCGACAGATAAGGATTATATGTACGGAAGCCCAAAGAGAGCGTATAATCGAAGAATTAGGAGTTTTAAAGCAAGACCATATAGATGCTGATACCCGAAAGAAAGGAATAATCAGTAAAGAGAAAATGAAAGAGATACTTGGTCATTCTCCGGATTATCTTGATATGCTGATAATGGCAATGTTCTTCCGTATCAAACCAATTCCCAAACGACCAAAAGCAAAATTAGGACAGATATGACAGTAAAAGAATTTTTGATATTAAGTGAGGTGGCAAGTAATGTTACTGAATTATTGGAACAGATAAAGAAACTCCCAAAGCCGGATTTCATTTTGGGAGTTCGTTTGCCGGATAATCTGAATGATACCACTATTGGGCAACTTATGGGACTACAATCTATATCAAGCGATGTTGATTGTATAATGATACCATGTCATGTCCTTTTAGGATTCTCTGTTGAACAAATAGAAGTATGTGAGGTAGAGGATGTTTTGGGCTTTTCCTCATGGGTTACTAAAGAGGTGGAACGGATAACCAAGCTGTTTGAAACAACAAGTGTGGCGCCTACTTCTGAAGAAAAACGTGCAGGTGTAGACCAACTGTCATTTGGCTTGTTTGGTTTAGTAGATTATTATGCAACCCGCATGGGAATCACTGATCATGAGTTGGTAGAAAGGGTTCCATGGATAAGAGTGTATAAATGTCTTGATATGGATGCCGAGAAGATAAGATATGAGCGAAGATTACGTAAAATTTATCAAGATAATAGCAAATGAACACAAGTGTAGAAAGGAAAATGGCTTCTGTTGCAGAAAAGCTGAAGGGTATAACCTATTTGTTTGATAACTGGGCGACGGCTAATGTCCGATTGGATAAGATGCCATTACCGGCTATCATTAATCTACTACCTGTATCCGGTAAGTTTATTATATCCAGAACGCAGTTGAGGGATTGCCCTAATTGCATGATAGCATTTGCCGATAAGACTGAATTTGATTTTGACGGTAAGGAGAATGATACTATCATAGAACGTTGTAAAGAACATGCAGTGAACTTTATTCGTGAGCTTAATAAAAGTGGATTATTTGAGTGGGTGAGTGATGAAGTTCCTTATTCTATCTTTTACGATAAATTGGATGTGAATGTTACCGGAATTGTAATAGAATTGAAACTTAAAGAGGTTCAAGGAGTCTCAATGTGTTAGTTATGGAAGATAGGAGAAAAGAGATAAAGGGTATCCTGAATGAAGAATTGGAAAGTCTTCGGCAGCGTATTGTTGAGAACCATATACAGGCTGGGCAGCGTGCAAGTGGAAGGACTATCAAGAGCTTGCATGTCGTAGTGGATGATGATCATGGAATTCTGTTTGGTAGGAAGGCTTTCGGTGTATTGGAAACAGGACGTGGACCGGGGAAAGTACCTAAGGTTTTTTATAAGATTATTCGGCAGTGGATGATAGATAAAGGTATTCAAGTAGAAAAGCCTAAGTCATTTGCTTATCTCGTAGCCCGGAAAATAGCAGAAAAAGGTACCAGGCTTTATCGTACAGGGAAACATGAAGACATATATTCAAAAGATATTGAAATAGCAATACAAAATATAATGAATCGTGTATTTGGTATTTTCTCAAAGGATGTGAAACATATAAATCTGAATAACAATGAGAACAGTAATATTTGAAAATAATCATCAGATACGGTATCCTGATGTTGTGTGCTTCTGTTTTAATCCACAAGAGATAACAGTTCAAACTAATAATACAGTGACTATCAGCATTGCGGCCAATGGGAAAAAATATACAGATGTAAGGAGTCCTTATTCAGGAACAGTATATGCTGATATTTCGTGTTATATGCGTTCTTTCTTTTCTGTTGATACTTCATTGTTGCAGTCAATTCGAGTGTCGGTAACGGTTTCTACGAGTGTTGATAATTTTAGTTTTACTACTGATAGTATTTGGGGAGCAATTAATATTGGTGAGGTATTTAATGCACCTCGTGTAGTTAGATGGTTCCGAAAGTTTCCTTTTACTTTCTCATTGTTTGTGGCTGAGGGAGCGACTGTTCGTTTTCGTTATGACCAAAATAGATATGTTACAAAAAACTTATCCGCAGGATTAAATCACATCAATGTTGCGGGATTGGTATCATCAGCTAAAGATTTTGCGGTAATTCGTCTGGATGAGGATTTGCCTACCAGCACATTTGAATACACGTTTGATAATACGTTTGCTCCGATAGGTGATGGGACTGTTATAAATAGGTTGGTAGTAGATTCTTCAGAGTGTGGTATTTATCTTCGTTGGATAGATAGACATGGTTTTTATCAGTATTGGTTGTTCTAGATTGGGGACAATATATTGCAGGTAAGTACAAATGGTGAATTGCTCTATCAAACTTTCTCGGACAATAAATATGCTTATTATGGGGTATCACGTCAATCTAAGAAAATACAGAAATCTATAAAGGCTTGTGCTACACTTATAGATCAGGATACATTTGATATGTTGTCTACTTTGCATACGTCCCCTTTAATTGATTTGTATCATGAGGGGAAATGGTTCCCTGTAAGATTGGCAACGGGAACAGTGAGCCATTTGCGGAAACCCTTGCAGGATTTTGAAATAGAGATAATATTACCAGAAACAATATCACAGAGTTTATGAGAAATGAATTATTGTTTATTGACGGTGAATTGGTGGATTTGGATGACAACACTAAGATTACTTTGACCTATAAAAGTAACCTGTTTACCGATTTGAGTAAGATCGTAAGCAATAACAGTTATACGATCAAGTTGCCTAAGACAGTCAGGAATCAACGTATTATCCAACATGCTGACCTTCCGGCATGCCAGACTGACTATCCGAGAAAGTTTCATGATGCAAGGTATATCCGTAACGGGGTTGAAATTATTTCTAACGGGAAAGCTGTATTGATGACTGGGGCGGATTCTTTTGAAATAGCTTTGACGTGGGGGAATATTAGCTTGTTATCTAACATTATTGAGGGTGACAAAACATTGAATGATTTGAAAGATAGTTATCCTGAGTATTATACTATTTGGAAAAGAGAGATTAGTAATTATCAAGATGGTGCAAGTTTTATCATGTCCGATATGAATATGGGGGTACGGAATTATGATAAAAAGAACTATATCCATCCATGTGTCCGGGCAGGTTGGATTTTAGAACGTATATCCCAGGATAGCGGTATCAAATTCTTATTTCCTACCAATGTCACAGATAATCTGATTAACAAACTCCTTGTTCCGATGTTAACCAAGAAAGGAAAGGGAGAGGATTATAATAATCAATTAGGAATCACTTATGAGTATGTGAACGGAACGCGACCCAATCATGATTATGGATATGTTTTGAGAGGTAGTACGTCTACTTATAAAAAAACAGATTATCTGGAAACGGTAGACCTTAGTTCATCCAAGTACGAAGGCATGAAGATTTTGAAGGACAATACCAAAATTCGGATCATGGGAAGAATGTTTTTTAATTTTGTGAGAACAGAGGTTCCTAATCCGAGATTTGTAGCTTACAAAGTTGTGAATGGGGCTGCGGAGGAAGTGTTTTCAGTCAGCTATACCAGTTTGGAGAAGAGAGGTACTCAAAATTGGTTTGTATCTTTTGAATATGATGATTATACATCTGTATTGGCTGCGGGGGATGTGATCTATTTTGCCTTTTCCGATACCGGATTGTTTACAGATAGTTGGGGTAGCACAACCTTTGTAGTCGGGTTATTGGCATTCACTGAAGAAACCAATGTTTTTGAAGATGGAATAAGCGATGGATATTATCCTATTATATCCAATTTGCCAAACATAAAGCAGATTGATTTCATTAAGTCTTTATCTGTTATGTCTGGTACATTTGCTGTAGTCAAAGATGATGTTACGGTTAGGTTTGTTTCAATGGATGAAGTTACAACTAACAAGTCTAGGGCTATAGATTGGACTACGAAGGTGGTTGCGTCGTATCAGGATAATAAACCTAAAACTATCTCGTTTTCTCTTGATGGATTTGCTCAAAAGAATGTCTACAAGTGGAAAGAAGACAAAACAGTATCTGGAGATTATGAAGGATGCATCAATGTTGATGATGAGACTATTGAACTAAGTAAAGATAGCGTTACGCTTCCTTTTGCCGCAACCGATACGAGAGCCGGCAAAGCATATATTCCAATTTATGAATATGAAGATAACGAGGAGATTGGAAAGATAGGGAAAGTTGAACCTCGTATATTGTTGGAGATTAGTAACAATGGTAAGTCAAGGGCAACATTCAACGGGTTGTCATGGCATGCCTTGTTGTCTAAAAATTATCAATCATACCAAAAGGTGGTACATAATCCGGTTGTCATTACGGAAAAAATTGAAATTAACGATATTGAGCTAAAAGAGTTGGATGTAACGGTTCCGGTATATCTGGGCCAATACGGTAGATACTATGCTATTATATCTGTAAAGGCAGAAGATACGGGGATATGTGAGTGTAAATTATTACAGTTGGAGGTATAGTTATGGAAAATGTAGAAGAAAGAGTGCTGGATATTCGGGTACGATACGATGATGCTATCCGAAAAATCGCAGAATATCGTACTCAGCTGGATGTACTTCGAAAAAGAGAACAAACTTTAAAAGAGGATTTGAAAGCAGGACGTATGAGTCGCAAAGAGTATAACTTACAGTTATCAGAAACCAAGATTGCTACTCGTGAAGTGAACGAGGCTGTTCGAATTCTGAGTAAGCAAATACAGAATGAGCGTAAGGAACAGACGGAGCTTGAAGGTAGCTTAGTTAGATTACGTGCGGAACTTTCTAATTTGACTGCTTCTTATGATAGGTTAAGTCGTGCGGAACGTAACAGTGCCAAGGGCAAAGAGATTCAAGATAAGATAAATGCCATTACCGATGAATTGAAGGAAGCGGAAGAGGGTACACAGCGTTTCTATCGTAATGTCGGTAATTACGAGGAAGCTTTGAAAGATTTTGTAGGTATCAATAATGACTTTGCAAATTCTTTGTTGAATATCGCCCAGAACTCAAATGGAGTGAAAGGCTTTTTCTCCAATATGAAGACAGAAGCATCTGCTTTAGGTTCAACGCTAAAGGCATTATTGAAAAATCCGGTATTTATGAGTATAGCAGGTGTTGCCGGAGTCGGTTTTGCTTTCAAATGGTGGTATGACTACAATAAGGGGGTAAAAGAGGCTACCAAATTGACAAAGCAATTTACGGATAAGTCTGGCGATGATTTGAAAATCTATCGGAGTGAAGTACAAGCTTTGGCTGATTACTACAGTAAAGACTTCCGGGATATGTTGACTGCTATTAATTCCGTAGAAAAACAGTTTGGCATATCTTCTGATGAAGCGTTGAAAGTAATCAAAGATGGTTTCATTGCCGGAGCAGATGCGAAAGGTGAGTTCCTATCTGCTTTGAAAGAATATCCGGCATACTTCAAAGAGGCTGGTATCTCTGCGGATCAGTTCGTTGCTATTATTGCAGAAACCAATAAGCAGGGTGTCTTCTCTGATAAGGGAATTGATACAATCAAAGAGGCGAATACCCGGCTTCGGGAAATGACTACATCAACGGCTGGTGCATTGGATGGTATCGGTATCAGCTCTAAACAGGTTCAGAAAGATTTGCAGACAGGAGCAAAGACTACTTTTCAAATCATGCAGGAAGTATCTGCCAAATTGAATGAACTACCGGAAAGCAGTGCGGTGGTTGGAACTGCCATTGCAGATATCTTTGGCGGTCCGGGAGAAGATGCCGGCTTGCAATATATCCGTACCTTGAAAGATATTTCTGTTAATCTAAATGAAGTCAAAGGTAAGACCGGGGAACTGGGTAAAGTGGAAGATGACTTGCTCGCTTCTCAAACGGAACTAACCAAAGAGGTCGCTTTGCTTTTTGACGCTACAGGTGGTTCATTTGAGAAAATGACGGGTAGGATTGAGACTTTTGTTAATGATACTCTATCCTCTTTGATTAGAGGGGTACGAGCTTTATTTGAATCGGTAGAGGATATCTCGGAACGGGAAACTAAAGCGGCTGTTGAGCTTGGTAAGAATGTTGCAGAGGCTAATGTCGGAGATGAATATGCCAAGATAGAGGCGGCACGGGCTCGATATGTGAAAGCGGGGCTTTCTGAGGAAGAAGCTTTGAAAAAAGCTAAAGAAGAAAGACTGCAGATGCTGAACTTATCCCTGAAGCAGGAAGAAGAATACTTGCAGGAAACTATTGCTATCAATGAGAAATATAATAAAGAGCTGGATGATGTTTCATTCTGGCGTCAGGGAATTGGTAAAGACCGTTCTAATTCAGCCATAAACAAGGATATTGCTTCTTCATGGAATAATCGTATGGCACAGTTGTCGGCTGTGGAATCCAGGAAAGAGACTATTAACTTGGTGTCTTCATATACTGGAGATACCGATAAAAAGAAAACGCCGATTGTTGACCCTAAAGCTGTGGCTGAAGCTCTTAAAATCAAAAAGAAAGAACTGCAAGAGATACGTAAGGCTGAGGATGAAATGCTAAAGCTCGTCAAAAATAGCCGGAAAAAGCAGACGCAAGAGATAGAATATGAATATAGCCGCCAGATTGAAGATTTGGAAATTCGCTTGAAAACCGAAAAGGACTTGACACCTCGTGCCAAAGAGGAAATCGGAAAACAGATTCTTTCTCTTGAACAGCAAAAAATAGCAGCTTTGCAAAAGCTCTCCGATGAAGAACTGAGAAAAGAAATTGAAAATCGGCAGAAGCTTATCGCCCTGCAGCTTGAATCTGTAAAAGCCGGAAGCGAGCAGGAGTATCAATTAAAGATGCAGCAACTTGTAGCCCGACGTGATGCGGAGCTTCAGCAGAAAGAGCTAACCGAGCAGATGAAACTTACTATTATGGAGAAGTACAACAAAAAGATTGATGATTTGACCGAGCAGCATAATAACTCCATAATCAAGAAACAAGAGGATGCATTAAGGATACGTTTTGAAACAGAAATAGCCCAGACATACGGTGACGAACAAGAAATTCTCCGTATTAAGATGGAGCAGAAGCTTGCAGAGTTGAATACTATACAGCAACTTGAGGGGGAAAGTATAGAAGCTTTTAATTTGCGTAAACTTCAGGCTCAAAATGACTATAATGATGCAAAGAAAGCTGTTGCAGATAAGGAGATAGCTATTGAACAATCCAAATATGATGCTATGGCTACTGTTACAAATGGACTTATTGCCTTGACAGATGAGATAGGTAATCAAGACCGTAACTTTGCCATTGCAAGTAAGGCTTTGGCTCTTGCTGAAATTGCAATCAATACAGGTAAGGCTATTTCTAAAATGGTTTCAGCGGAAGCAGGAAAGGGTATCATTGGACTTGGTACAATGGCAAGTGGTATAGCTACTATACTTTCTAATATTGCAGCTGCCATATCTACGGTAAAAAGTGCTAAATTTGCACAGGGTGGTTCAGTAGTAGGTCCGGGCTCGGGTACAAGTGACTCTATACCGGCGATGTTATCTAATGGTGAAAGTGTAATGACGGCTGCCGCGACTTCTATGTTTGCTCCGTTATTATCAGCTTTTAACCAAATGGGTGGTGGCATTCCTATCAACGTCACTACTTCATCCAATCAGGCGTTGGGTGAAGATATGCTTTCCAAAGCTGTTGCAAAGGGTATGATGATGGCTCCGCCGCCGGTATTGTCCGTAGAGGAATTTACTTCTGTTGCAGATAGAGTAAAGTATGTCGAGAATCTTGGTAGTGTATGAATGCGTATGAGTTATTAATTCTGAATAGGAACATCCTCCAAGTAATGGATGGTGTTTCTCTTGATGTTGGGGATGTGAAATACATCCCAGTATATCAGGAATATATGCACTTGTTACGGGAAGGGCATAAAAAGACCTATATCATGCAATATTTATCTGATGAATATAGTATTGCAGAAAGGACCATTTATCGGATCATTGATAAGTTCTCAAGTACGGTTAATATCTAAGTAAGAGCGGAGTAATTTTCCGCTCTTTCTGCTTAGTAAAAAAGTTACTGACAAAGCGTGTCAGTGGAATAAACTTCTTATATTCTTCAAGCCGTATCCTGTTTTCTACCTTTGTTACAAACAATTATGTAGTATGGCAAAATTATACATTAACAAGGACATTGTTGCCGATAGGGATAAGCTAGAGAGTTGGTATTTGACCGGTGATGAAGGGCTTTCGTTTCCAGATATTCAATATTTTCTTTCATGGCTTGACCCGGCTGACCCTACAATCGACATTGAAATACATTCATGTGGTGGTGACACTGTTGAGGGGTATGCAATTTATGATGCATTACGTGCATCGGGTAAGGAAATTTCTTGTACTGTTGTTGGAAGATGTGCTTCTATGGCGACAATTATTCTACTGTCTGCACCGCTGGAACGCAGAAAGGCTTATCCCCATGCAAAGTTTCTCATTCACAAACCATATTTGGCAAAGTATGACGATGTCTTAGACCTTGAAACGATAGAAACCCTTAAATCAAGTTTGGAAACGGAAAAAGCTAAGATGTTAGCAGTCTATGTTGAAAGGACAGGGACAGAGCCAAACGTGTTGGAAACTCAAATGAATAAAGAAACATGGTTTGGTGGAGAGGTTGCAAAACAATTAGGATTTATATCTGCTGTTCTTGTCCCAACTACAGCAAAAGGAATCGATTATAAACTTAATAGTAGAAAAATGAACAAAGAAAAACAAGTGACAGTGAAGCAATCTATCATTGATAAATTGCTTGCCAAATGTGGCTATCAAAAGATTGAGGATATTCCAGTAATATCTATGGAGTTGACAGACGCCGAAGGTAATATACTGACGGTGGAACGTGAAGAGGGAGAACCGCAAGTCGGGGATGCCGCGTCTCCTGACGGTGAACATGTTATGCCTGATGGGAAGACTATCATCGTAACCGATGGAGTAATTACAGAGATTAAAGATCAGGAGGAAGAAAATGGTGATGAGGAGATTGAGGCTTTGAAGGCACGCATTGAAGAACTTGAAGCGGAAAATGCGGCTTTGAAAGTTAACTCCCGTACAGTTGAGGACAATAAGATTCTGAATGCTGTAAAGATGGCAGGTGGGGAAAATTGGTTGGCGAAGCATTGCTCAACCTACAGGGTTTCTTTACGTGCCCAGACTTTTAAGACAACTGTTGATCCTCAGGCCAGTGCAGAGGAAACACCTATTCAGAGGAAGTTGAGAGAAGAAAGAGAAAAGCGAGCTAAAAAGTAAAGAAAGGAGATTTGAGTATGCCTATTTTAGATTTTTCAAAATTGACACCGGACAATCAGGCGGTGAAGGATTTGAAAGACTTGATTGAATTGACAGTCTTTCAGAATGAGGATATGGAGCGTTTTATGACGTTCATGCCTAAAGTGACCAATGGCAAGAAAGTTGGTTTTATTGGTGAAATGGAGGATGTGGGTATCGCAGGCTCTGGATGTGATCCTACATATCAAAAGGTGGCTATTGCTGCAGCCCAAAAGGTTTGGGAAATTGGTGATTGGCAAGTTCCATTGGAAATGTGTTATGAGGATTTGGAAAACACTATTGCTAAATATTGCCTAAAAACCGGTACTAATATTGCGGACCTTACTTCTACTGAGTATATGGATGGAATCGTCCTTCCGAAGCTAACGGAAGCAATGATGAAAATGTTGTGGCGCTTTACTTGGTTTGGAGATAAGGATGCTGCCAATGTTGAAAGTTCAGGGCAAATTACAGATGGTTTGAATGTTGAATTGTTTAAAACATGTGACGGTTTCTTTAAACGTCTGTTTGCTATATGTACAGCTAATGCTGGCCAGCATACTGTCATATCAGCCAATGCTGAAGCATCTTATGCTTTGCAAAAATCCAAAATGAAAGAATTGGGTGCTGCAACTTCTATATTTGATGCAATGCTTGAAGATGCGGATAGCCGTATTTTCCAAAAGTCCGGACATGCAATTTTTGCTACGAAATCATTGTGTGATTCTTTATCTCGTGACGTGAGAGAAAAATATAAGGTTATTATGCCTTGGAAAGTTATTTTTGACGGACTTGAAGTAGGGGAGTATGACGGTGTTACAGTTGTAAAATGCTCAATTTGGGATCGATTTATCCAAGCATATCAGAATGATAAAACCAAGTTGAATCTTCCCCATCGTGCTGTTCTGTGTTCTCCGGACAATCTGATGTACGGCTGTGAAGGTGATAACCCTATGTCAGACCTTGATATCTGGTTTGAAAGAAAATCCCGTAAGAATTATATCTATTCTACAGGTAAACTTGGTTCTATGATTGGCGAGGATAATCTGGTACAAGTTGCATATTAGGAAAGGAGGTATTTATGGGAGTATGCGATGATATTTTGAAGAAAGATATTTCTCCGTCTTGTGATGACCCGGTTGTACAAGGTTTGGAGCAGGAAGGTGTGATAATGAATCGTGCAGATGTAGACTTTGCTGCAACACTATTCAATTCTACCCGTAAGAATGTGATTGAGACACTAGCCATGAAGACGGGAAAGAAAGCATATAAAGTTATTGTACCAGGAAAGGCTCCATTTACAGGAACTACCACAGCTTTGGCTACTGGTACATATCGCAATTCATTCACAAACACTCTTGTACTTGTGATTCTAGCTAATGATCCGGATGTTTGTGCAGATATTATTGACGGCTTGGCTAACGGTTCTTACGTTGTAGTGTTGGAAAATAAATATAAGGGGTTACAAAAAGAAGCAAATCCGGGCGATGCCGCTTTTCAGGTTTTTGGATATTATCAAGGTCTTACAGCTACTACTATTGAAAACAATAAGTATAGTGAAGATACAGAAGGCGGATGGACCGTAACACTTGAAGAACAGAAAGCTCCAAAGTCTGCTTTATTCTTGTATAAAACAAGTTATGAAGCTACTAAAACTGCTATTAATACTTTAACGGCCGAACCGGCAGAGTAGAGGTATGACAGTTTTAGAAGTGGTTGATAAATTGAAAGAGTTGGGGGATAAACTCCCCCTCTCTTCTTCTGATAAATCAGACATTGAAGTAATGTATCATGAAGTCTTCGGACGAACTTTTATTAGAACTTCATGTGGTGATTGCTATCGTGATGCTGTGATTGAGATGTATTCATATTTAAAAAAATACAGAAAGATGAAAGAAAAATCAAATTATGCATTGAAAAATGGTGTTTTACTCCAGGCTGGCTTTGGGAGTGGTGAAATGTATACCAATGATAATCTAACTGATGAAGCGGCAGAAAGATTTCTTGCGGGAAATCCTAAAGGGATAGTGTTTTTTGCTTTAACGCCTTCTGATTGGGAGGAAAGGGTTGAAAAACGCAAGAATCCTGTTACGGTTTTGGATGAGATTTTAGTTTCAGAATTGGTGAAAGCTTTCCAAGTGGAAGGTGCGACTGTCAAAATTGTAAAAGATGCATTTAAAACCTATCAAATAGATGGAAAGAAGGTGACTTCTAAATTATTGGATGCCCATATAAAAAAGGCTCAATCCCTTTTTGAATTAAAACAAGAAACGACAGAATAATAAATGACCTCACGAAACGATGAATGTAAATGATTTAAAGCAGAAAAGTAATAGGCGTGTTGATACGGGATATTTACGTAATCTTGGCATCCAAAGCTATGGTGATGATAATCTATATCCTCAACATTTAAGGAATATCATCGCTGCGAGTTCAACGGGTAGTGAATGTACGGAACGTTATGCCAATTTTATAGAAGGGAATGGTTTTCGTGAGGTCACTTTTTCTGAATATGTAGTTAATCGTCGTGGTGATACAGCAGATGATATCCATGCTTTTGTATGTAGGGATGTCGCAGATTATGATGGGATAGCAATACATGTAAACTATAATATGTTTGCTGATATAGTAGAGATACAGCATGTCCCCTTTGAGAATTGCCGTTTATTAGAGGAAGATGAAACCGGATATATTGCAAAGATTGCGGTTCATCCAGATTGGACAGGAAAGAAAACTCGTAAGGGTAAGGCTATTAAAGTTGTACAAGAGAATGTAGAGTTCATCGATGTTTTTAATCCTTGTAAAGAAGTGGTGTATGCACAGATTCGTGCTGCTGGGGGAATTGAAAACTATAAAGGACAGATATTGTGGATTAGTAACACTGGAAAATTTGTGTATCCTGTCGGAAGGGCTGACCGGGTGATTACGGAAATGAGTACGGATGAAGGGCTTGCAAATGTAAAATATCGTAATGTTCGCTGTAATTTTATGCCTTCTGGAATGATTGTTACCAAGAAAGGTGTTTCTTCGGTACATCTTGATGAAGAAGGGAATCCGATAAGAGAAGATAAGCTAAGCGAAGATACAGGCTTTTCAGATACCGTTATACAACTTCAAGGAGATACTAATGCTGCAAAAATATTGGAAGTAACTTTAGAATCTGATGAAGAAAAGCCGGAGTTTGTGGATATCAGCTCTAAAAATTATGATAAAGAATTTACTGTGACTGATGCCAGTGTGGTAGAACGTATTTATTCTGCTTTCGGACAAGAACCTTGGTACTGTATTCGTATTGGTAAGGTGGGCTTTTCCGGTGATATATTGGAAGATGCATTTGAGTATTATAACTCTATTGTATCAAAACAACAGCGAATGATTGAACGTGCTTTTCAGAAGATTTTTGAGCATTGGTATGAATCTGTTAATCCATCTAATGACTTTAGTGTACAACCTCTTAAATACGTAAGGAATGCAGCAGTATCTAATAACAACGGATGAAGTCTCTAAGCTAGCCCGTACGATGTCAGTGCATATCGATGCGGAAAAGATAGAGACATATATCAGGGAGTCGGAGAACATTGATTTGAAATTAGCTTTGGGGGATGCTTTACTTTTAGATGTAAAAGAACACCAAGAGAATTATGATGAGTTGCTTAATGGTGGTTCTTATGATGCAGGATATGGTGAAAAACGTTCTTTTGTAGGGTTGAAAACGGCATTAGCCTATTATACCTATGCTCGTATAGTGAAGAATGGGGATGGTAATGTTACCCGTTTAGGATTTATGAATAAGGATAACGAGTATTCTTCACGTCCGGATTTTAAAGAGAAGCTCATGGCCTATAATGATGCTTTTTCTGTAGCAGACCGATACTTAAAAGAATGTGTGCGCTATTTGAATGACAATAGGCACTCTTTCCCTTTATATAGGGGAAATGGGGGACTGACCGCAAACCGTGTAACATGTAGAATTTTGGGTGAATAATTATGAAAGAGAATTTTAATACATTAAGACAAAGGGCGACTCAAATAAAAAATGAAGTTGAGGACGGCGCTAATACTTCTGCAAGAGTAGGTTCATTTTGTGAGGACGTAGTAGATACAATGACTGGTACCATTACGGAATATAATGTTTCCGTCCAGCATCCTACTTCGGGTACCGGTGGCACAGACCGCTACACACTTGAGACGGCTATCGCCCAAGTCCCGCCAGAACTTAGAAACATCGGACTGAAGGTGTCATTCATTAATTCGGACGGCAAGGTAGAAACGTGGGAGTTCCAGGGCGGGACGTTTACAAGTGCCGGAAGTTGGGTACAGGGCGGCATACAGAAACTTTCCGAATTAGCAAAGACGAATGATGCTACCAGACAGAAAATAGGCGTTTATGGTAGTAAAATGAGAAAATTTAATTGGCAGTTCGGCGCCAGCTGGTATGTATCCAATGGCGTATTGGCAAGGTACGGTTATAATGCGTTCTACTCAGAGCCTTTGCGGTTGGATGCCGGAACATACACAATCGGTAACAATCCCGGTAATGTACAATATTTCCTTTCTGCGGAATATCCGGATGTAGGCGTTGAAGCCAGCATGGCGAATCTGGGACAGCCAATAACTTTATTGGAGCCTGCATATCTGATGCTCAACAATCCGACGGCCAACAGGGATATTTCAGAAATGACAATTGACGTCTACGGAAATGTTATGACAGAAATGCTGGAACAGCAACGAAAGGATATTACCGAAACCATGGCGCACACCCAGAGAAAAATCAGCTTGGTAGAAGGACTGGTACCCACCTTTAATGCTGCCGGTGCAGGTCTGACACTGTTTGTTCCGCTATATGATCGTGCGGATAGAGAGTTATACATAGAGCTACCGGGACTTTATTCCGTTGGAATACGTCTGTACAGAAATGGTATAAATGACTCGTATCTATCCCCCGTTTCAGAGAGAATTCAGATAAGAAGGGGCAGCTTCAGGGTAGATGCCGAAACAACGGGATTGGATATGGTATTCTCTCATATGGGTAAAGCGATTACAGAAGGAACCATGCTGGATATCAGCAATGTTAAACTATACCGTTTAGACTATGTTGACACAGACATACGAAATATAATTGACGGCCAAATAACGAAGGATGTAAAACACCGTTTTACGTTCAATGTTCAGCGTAGCCCCTATATCAAGGATGATACTCTTGTCCTTCCAAGCAGCTATGCCTGGAAAACAGAATGGTATTATGTTAAGAAGGGTGTATATAAACTGGAAGGATTCAAAAACGAAGCTTTTCAAAATGCCGTATTGATACAGGCGTGCGTTGAAAAGGAGTCGGACATCGTTGAAGGGTGCAGGGCGGTGAATTTCCAGTCAGTTCAAAAGGACGGTAACAGGTATATTTATGTAACGGAAGACGGCTTCATACAATTGCCGGACAAAACTTACTCTTTGGAGAATCCAGGTGCTTATTATATACACGACAGGGTGGCTGTCGCAGGAACTGCAGAGCCGCTGCCTTCCGGAGAACCTGTTACTGTAATTGATATTACGGATCGTTTTACCGGCTGGTTCGTCCCCTCATATAATCCTAACTCAGTGACAACCAATGCCTACGCGGATGTTCCCGCTGGAGCGAAAATCAGGGTTTCATTCAATTCTGGATGGTATGGAACAGGATTCTTCAGTTCGCGTACTTCCGACGTAGATACTGACAAAAAGAATTTTGGTCCGTTGACTCCGGGTGCCGCCATCATTGCTGATTTCAGTTATATGAAACTGAATTTCATCAATATCAATAAAGTGACCGATGACATGATAAAAGAACTTGAGACGAACCTGCATGTCACACTTGAGATTCCCAAAGAAAAGATGATATTGGATAAAATTGAAGCGCCTAAAGTTCTGCTGGAGAGCTTTAACCTTGATTTACCAAGATTCGGGCGTATCAATATTATAACGGATGAAGATGCCCCCCTTTCCTCATGGCCCGTTGACAAAAGTACGAAACATCACACCAGGATAGAATACGATGATGGGATAAACACTTTTGAATGCTATTCTGACACATCCTATCAGGGAAGCAGCTCATAGGGATTGCCACAGAAGAACTTCAGGCTACGGCTGTATTCGGACGACGGGCTGACCCAAAAGAAGAGAGTGAAGTTCGGTTCCATGATTGAAACGAACCAGTTCAACCTGAAAGCCTTCTACACGGATATAACCCAATGCAAGGAACCGGTGATATACAGGCTGTGGCTTAAAACAAAGACGGCAAGGGATTTTGACGCACAGTTCCCCTGGTCAGACAATTTAAAACTGTTCTCTTCCGTTACCGGATGCTATTACGGTTTTCCGGTTGAAATTCGGGTAAACGGGGAGTTTTACGGACTTTCTTTTCTGTTGAACAAGAAAGACAAGGATAATTATCTTATAGACAGCAGTGACAAGGGATTGCTTGTGTGCGGTGAAACCAACGCCGCCGGTTTTTGGACAACCTATGACAGTGCCAACTTTGCAGATGAGATAGACGACGAGATGCCGGAAACTACGGCATCGGCCATGAGAGATTTCATTGAGGAGTTCTGTGCACAGGATACGTCTTATATCCGGGAACACGCTTCCGAGAGGTTGTATGTGGATGACTGGATTGACTACTACATCTTTCTTGAGGTTTTTGGAATCGTGGACAACTATGCCAAGAACCTGCTGTTTTACAGTGGCGAGGACAAAATGAAGTTCAGTGCATTCCTGTACGATTGTGACTGGTCTTTCGGATATAATGACAGGAATGGAGTGGAATACAACGCCTTGACAATGAATAAAAGAACAGCTCAGGCTGCCGATACATCGTTCTTTGAAAAATTCGTTTCAGTTTTCTGGGAAAGAATTGTGGAACGGTTTGGCTATTTGTATAACAACGGTTTTATAAACTACGAGGCTGTGAAACGTGAATTTGTCAATGTTCAGTCCGGTATTCCATACTCCGTTTTTGCGGACGAGATGGAGAAGTGGCCGAAAAAGTTTGCCGCAATTACTGATACGCCTAAATACGGGTATGTTCCCAAACTGCTGCTATGGTACAAAAAACGGATTGGATGGCTGAAAAACAAACATTTCCTGGAAGGGAATGTGACTTATTTTTAAGAGTATTGTTCATCCCGGACTGTGAAGTACCGGGATGAGTGAAAAGCAAAGTATGAAATTGTTTACTTTATATACCCTGCTCTTGCTGGGATGATTTTCTGCAACGGTTTACCAACTCTTTTATTTCAGATTCGATAATGTTTATGTTTAAAGGGTCATATTTATGTATGTTAGTAAGAATATCTCTTAAATAAGTATAGAACAGAGTAAAACATTCTTGATTTTTAGTCGGGGATACTTCTGCATATCCATCATTTATATAATCGAAAAAACTATTATGGTAATGTGCTGTTGAATGATTGCGTTTAGGCATTATCCATTCATCAAATTCTTTTTTCCATTTATTTATTATACGTACTATTTCTTTTTTTGATTCAGGATGTGGATTATAATATAGTGGATTGTTTGGTTTAGTTGTAATATCTAATAAAGATTTCATTATTTCACGCATTTTCATTAAAGCTATATTCAAAAAGAAGCAGCCTTCATATTTGTTGGTTGCAGATACTATCTTATTGAAACAGATAGTAACATCAAGTCGGGCAGCCAATAATAGAGCATGCACCTCTGTCTTTTTTATTTCATTAAGTGAATGGTCGTTTAATACAGTTTCTCTTTTTTTGAGTTCGGCAATACTTTTATGAAATTGATATAATGCCTCACTCATTCTCTCAATGTCATGTTCATGCATACTGCTATTTTTGTTAATTGTTTCCATAGTGATTTTATTAAATAGAGATTGCAAGATAGCAATAATAAAAAAGATATACAACTTTATTATGATTATATATTCAGGTAATATTTATTATCCTACTATACAATAAAACAAATCCGGTAAATCGATGGACAACCTTCTGTACATTTCAATCTGTCCGGTCTGATTCGGGTGCAAATTGTATGGTTGGGTGTTCCTGGAAAACAGGCTCTCATTCGGAAGTTGTGATTCATCATTCACCGGATTGTTGTCCAAAGCAGTAGCTATGTCGTATCTTGCCCCTATTACACCATTCTCAGCCGACCAGTTTTCTATCATGGCATTCACATACTGGTGTTTTCTCTCTTCCACCGCACTCGTATAACAAACATTGTAACACAAATACAATTTACATCCAATGGAATCACACCGTTGCTTCAACGTATTGAGCAGGCCCGTACTGTTACCGCCGTTGGCTCCGATATTGACGACCATCCTTTTAGGGCTGTATATGTCGAACTCCGTGCTGAAGCGTTGAAGTATGGCTTCAATCGTGCACCCGCCACGGGCGGCAATCATAACCTTGTGATTGGGATGTTCGGTCCTGAACAGTTCGGCAACCCGATAGCGTAAATCCTCTACGCAGAACCCTTCCGTTATGCTGTCTCCGACAAATACGACATCCGGCTCTTTTAATGTGCAGATGTCGATATACTGAATAATCGGCATGTCACTGCCTTTATCAAGGTAAACATACAAAGGCCCGTTCTGGGCGCCGACCGACCAGATTGTATCGTCACAGACAATTTCAGAGCTTCTGCTGGACAGGTAGCTTGTCAATCGGAGAATACTTGTCCGTCCGTTCTTGATGATGTCAATTACATATTCACCGCTTCCAAAGCTATCAGAGAAATCGGTTTCCCCCCAGGTTTCATCGGATACACTTTCCGCATACGCCAACGGACCCGTCAGCTTGTACATACCCAACTTCTGAGTGGACATATCCACATAAAATGTACTCGGTACGACACCTTTCCCTATACCCTTTGAAGCAAACGCAAGTATGAGCCTGTTGTCAGAACCTAAATGCAGCTTTATCCGGACATGCCTGATGTCACAGAAATAATCCTTGTCTATCTTGAGGTAATTATCGCTTCCGGTATTGGTAGCCTTGATTCCGTCTGCATCCTTTATCCAAGTGGTGTTGCTGAAATCGGTTATATCACTGCCGGAGAATAGCTTCACCATATCTTTCAACCCGTAAATGGACTCAAACAGGGATATTTCACTTGCATTGCTCAGCAACACCCCTTCTGAATGTGAGAGTGTATATACTCTTCTGCCTTCTTGACTTAACTCTATTATTCTCTCCATATCAATGTATCTCTTTAAAAACCGAATAAGACGTCATGCTTCCAAAATTATTCTCCAGCCCGGCAAAGCGGGCCTCGTAACCTTCCACGATTTTGTTTCCAATACAGGAATATTCTATAGGCTTGCCATCAACCTTGCTGTATGAATGAAAACGGATATATCTTGCATTGTCCGGATATTCCGAACGTTCCAAAACAAGTTCCGGGTATTGCCTGACCACACTTTGTCCACCCGGCGAAATCGTCTTTATTATCTTTCTGTCGGCATCGTAGAATACGCCATAGGGGAATGAAAGGATACATGCGCCATTCACCACAAAACGGTCATAAATGGTCAAATCCAGATAATCCGTAGCATAGGCATCCGGATAAATATCAGAGGTAATATCACTTCCATCTTGAGCAAACAGACAAGGATTGGATGGAAATGGAATGGAAACATCCTTGTTTCCACCGTAAGCATCAACCTCAAGCCCTTTTATTCGCCCGTCGAACAAAGAAACTTTATCGGACAAATCTTTAATACGATTATCCAAGTCTTCTTTCGTTGCATTCTTGAAATACTTCTTTTGTGTAGTTGTATAGACATTCGTATTGGAAGGTCCGGTATAATGATTCTTGGAATCTGCGAGAATGATAAAGACATGGGTGTATCCTGCAATGTGATAATTGTCGAGCCATTGACTGTTTCGGAAGGATATACCATTATCTGTAGAGTAACAACATACAAAATCTGTATTCTCGTCAGTTTGGAAATCGAAAGATTCCCCTTCAACATCTACAATGTCACTGACGAAGTAAGGACCTTCTTTGAATGCTCCCGTAGTATAGTCCCTATTTCCTTTCTGCCAACCCCAATCTGAAATGAATTTGGCATTTGTGTTGTTGGCTTCTTCCAATAACAGGTCTTCTTGTTTCAACTTCATAATTTCGGTTCTCTGTACTTGCAGCTTCCAGCTACCGATATCAGTAAATGTTCCGCCCTGGAACTCCCACGTTTCTACCTTGCCGTCCGAATTCACGAATGACACCTTCAGTCCGATGTTTCTAAGTTCTGGCGGGACTAAGACTACTTTTCAAGGCAAAAAATAGAAAATGGATGGCTTTATATAGGCTTCTGAAGTATATCTGTAAGGGGAATATAAGAAAAATGTGAAAAAGATAGAGTAGGGTAGAAAATCAGTAGTACTCATGTTGACATTTTGTGTCAGTGGAATATCTTTAATTGATGAAATGTTTGCTAAAGGCTTACTTATTTTTGTGATATCTGATAATTAATTAAATAAAAGGAAAGATGAAAGGATTAGATGAGTTATTCGTTGTGGCGTGGATGTTATTCGGTATTTTGATGACTCCGCTGTCTTTTATCGCATTTGACTTATGGGCCGGAATACGAAAGGCCAAGCAGAGGAATGAAAAGATTTCCAGTGATGGCTGGAAACGTACTGTCAACAAAGTAGCGAGGTATTACAATGCGTTGTTGGCGCTTGTGGTAGTTGATGGTATGCAAATAGCTGGTGTTTGGTATCTGGATAACTACTACGGGTACCATATACCGGTTTTCCCGTTTATAACCTTGTTAGGGGCTTTTGGTGTAGCCGCCATTGAGGTGAAGTCCATCTATGAGAAAGCTGAAGAAAAGGAACGCAGGGAGATGAAGCAGGTGGCAGCATTAGCTGCAGAGATTGCGAAACATAAGGCCGACCCTACTGAGATTGCTAAGGCTGTAGTGGAGTATATGAATAATGGTAAGGAGGATAAGAAATGAAAGTCTTGATTGACAACGGGCATGGCAGTAACACTCCCGGCAAGTGTTCTCCGGACGGCCGGTTGAGAGAGTATGCTTATACTCGTGAGATAGCTGAACGTCTGGTGATGGAGCTTAGAAAGAACGGAATTGATGCGGAACGAATTGTAAAAGAAGAAATAGATGTGCCGTTATCCGAACGTTGCCGGAGAGTGAATGAATACAAGCCTACGCAGGCTATACTTGTTTCTATTCACTGCAATGCTGCCGGTAATGGAAGTGATTGGATGTCTGCCCGCGGTTGGGAAGCATGGACCAGTGTTGGCAAAACAAAGGCTGATAAACTGGCTACTTGTCTGTACGAGGGTGCTGAACACTGTTTGCCGGGAATGAACATGCGCAAGGATATGGCAGATGGTGATCCGGACAAAGAATCACAGTTTTACATACTGAGGCATACGAATTGTCCGGCTGTTCTTACTGAGAATCTGTTCCAGGATAATAGGGAGGATGTGGAGTTCTTGTTGTCCGAGAGAGGTAAAAGGGCTATTGTCTCGCTTCATGTGTGGGGTATTATGAAATATTTGGGCTTATGAAAAAGTTGCTTTGGATATTAGTTGTATTATTAGCAATCGCTTGTGTGGCGGCTTGGTTCCGTCCGCACGAGCCTTTGCCGGCAGAAATACGCACCGAGACGAAGATACAGACGGTTGTCAAACTTGACACGGTTCTTATCTCCGCACCGATAGCGGTCTTTTGGCAGATATTGCCGAATGACACAGTACGTATAGGCGATACCTTACTTCACCGCAAATGGGTTGTGTATGAAGATAGCCTGTATCGTGCGGTGGTGAGCGGATATGTAGACCCGCGGCTGGATAGTATGACTGTATATCCGAGGACGGTTTATCAGACGGTGACGAATGATATTTTTCATACCATTAAGCCAAAGAAGAAGCGTTGGGGACTTGGCTTGCAAGCAGGATATGGTTACCCTGGTGGTTTTTATGTTGGAGCTGGGGTGAGTTGTAATCTATTTGTATGGTAAGAAAGAAATTAACAATGTAGAAGTCGGCTTAGAGCAAAGAGGAAGTCCCTAACGTTTCACGTTAATCTTACCACATGAATATCGTTCTTTGAATTGTTGGGGTTATTGCTAAATTCAACTTTATCGTTGAATAAATCCTCTTTTTCTTGTGAATATACAATAAAGTAGATATATTTGCGAACAAATGTTATTTGTTTATGGTTACAAAAGAAGAAGTAGAAACGTTTTTATCTTTATTCGTCCAAAAAGCAAAGGTTTTTGGAATTGTTTTTCGTGATGATAGGGGTAAAAACATGCAAACTCTTTTAGAACTGGAAATAACTCCAAAGTATCGAGAGGATGTTATAATGAATCTTGATCCTGATGATTACTTGGAAGGCCCAATCAAAGACACTTTGCATAAAAAGGGTGATATGTGGGTGTTCGGGAAGGGGGTTAATGGCAAGGATGTATATATAAAAATATCAATGGGTATAAGCAATTCGAGCACTGTTTGCATATCTTTTCACATAGCAGAACATCGTATTAAATATAAATTCAAATAAGTTATGAAAAGTCCATTTACAGGAGGTGAAACTGTTCTTCTTACAGAGACGCGTAAGGCTGTTTTTCGTAAAGAAGAATATGAATATACATATTTGTGCTATCAATGTGTAGACACAAAGGAGACTTTTACTACTACACAGATGGATATGTTTAATACTGCACAAATATATAATAGCTACCGTTCAGAATACGGAATACCGTATCCTGATGAAATAAAAGATATACGGAGCCGTTATGGGCTATCAGCTTCCAAAATGTCTAAGATATTAGGTTTTGGAGATAACCAATATAGGCTATATGAGAATGGAGAAATACCGAACATTGCAAATGGTCGTGTATTAAAGGCTATTCAGTCAGCCAGAACCTTTGAAACGTTTGTTGATGCAGCAAAAAGCGTTTTGCAAGATGATGAATATTCTAAGATAAAAAAACGCTTGGAAGAATGTGATGAACAATCGTATATAACAGGAATTATATGCAACCTTATCTATGGTGGACATGGAAGAAGCAGATATAACGGATACGCCATGCTGTCTGTAAATAAACTAAAGAATGTGATACTATTCTTTATAGAGAAGTTCAAAGGAGTATTTGTTACTCAGATGAACAAACTGTTATTTTATACGGATTTTTTTGCATACAGAGAGTACGGACAGGCAATAACTGGACTGTCTTTTAAGGCGATACAGCATGGCCCGGTTCCTGATAGATGGGATAGGGTGTATAGTCTCGTCGATGATGTTTACCAAATAGAGGTGGAGAACAAAAACGGCAACATAGGCAATAAGCTTGTGTCTGAAATATCATGTGATATTTCAAGTCTGACAAATGAGCAATTGGCTGTACTTGAAAAGGTTTATGATACGTTTAAGAATGATACTCCAGCATCTATTTCAAAAAAGAGCCATGATGAAATTGCATGGATAGCAAATAGTGATACTCATTCTTTCATTGATTTCAAATATGCCTTTTCCTTAAAGACGATTTAATAAATGTGTTTTTCCATAAAAGGCGGTAATCCAAACAGGCTTCACCGCTTTTTTTGTGTTCGGGCGTTTTTTATGTTGGTACTGGGGTGAGTTATGACTTGTGGCAGTGGTAGATTATAACTATCTTTGTATTAGGTTTATTAAATGACCAAGTCTTGTACATTTACTGAAAATATCTTATCTGCATATGAAAATGAATTTGAACATATTTATTTATTTGATAGGTGCTATTTCCTTTCTTTGTATTATTAATATTAATTTTAAATTAATACAGTTCCCTTCTACCTATAATGAACCTATTAATCAGATATTGCTAAATTTGTCTTATGGATATATTACTGGATTAATTATTTATATATTGACAGTTGTTATACCTTTTTATAAAAAGCGTAAACTATATCTGCCCATTCTAAATAAATCAATTAATAATCTAATCTGTGTATCTAATAGTCATTATAATTTGATTGAGTTTGATACTCTTTGGAAAGAATTAAAGAATCATTCTTTATATGGAACTACCATAAGTGAATGTGGACTTGATGTATGGTGTATTAAACAAATGCAGAATGAATGGGATTCTTTTACAAATGCTATAGTTTTGTCGGAAGCGTTATCGTTTTTAGATAATAAACAGATAGGCATAATAAATAAACTCAAGGAAGATGATTTCCTGTCAGCCGCATTAAAAAGTCTTTCGAGTATGCAAAAAAACGAGATTACAGATAATACACAACTTCAAAATCATATAATAAGACTTTTTGAAAAACATCAGGATGAATTAAAGAAGTTGGGAGCTTCTTTTAATTATTAATTGAATTAGTCAAGACTTATTCTGACTATATACTGATTATCCAGTTATATCGGTTAAAGGAATTTATAGAAGGGGTGGCTGAATAGCTGCCCCTTCTATTTTTTGCATATTGGAAAGAATTTGACTATCTATCTGAATTTATATCTCTAAATGGGAAGTATTTTCCTCCTATCATGGATATGCCATTGACGACGTTGTTGTCCGTTTGGATGCCTATAAACTGTGGCAGTGTGCCGAAGTGGCAGAACTATCCACAGCCCTGTGGCGTGAAGCGGCACTGCAATGCCGCGCATGACTTCCCGTCGAAATACTCGTGTTCGACCTTGATGCGGTAGATTATGCGGTAACTGTCCATATCCTTTTATTTTTTGTCGTTACATTTTTATAACCGGCTTGCCTGACGTTCTGCCACTGGCGGTGATGCTCTCTCCATCGATGCTCAGGCGGCGTATCTTGCATACTGCGGATGGGTAGTATTGCCCGCCCAGCAGCATCCAGGCATTGTTCATGTCCTGTGTGGAGATATTCACCATCTCTATCGTATAGTCCATTCCTTCTACAGTGAATTTCGGCATGGACTGGATGAATTGCATCGTGTCCGAAAGCAGGGACAAAGATTCGGCATACTGCCGCTCGTCGAAAACTGCCGCCAGCATGATGTTCAGGTTCAGCAGTAAGGGTGGCTGCATCCGGGCATATCTTCCATCTCCGATGCGTTGTATGGGGGGGGGAAATACCGCCGGAAGTCTCACGTTCCACGTTCAGCAGAGCCACCACCATCTTATTGGGGCGTTCCTCCTTGGCGTTGCCTATCATTCCCACAGTTGCCAGCCCTTCGGGGCGATGATAGAAGCGGGACAGGTATTCGTCCAGCTGCTCAGCATAATATGTCAGTATTTTGCGTATCATTGTTTATTTGTTTAAATTATTATTGATGTTCATTGTATAAGTTTCAAAGATAAGCAATAAAAATAGATTGCAATAATGCCCTATATAAAAATCCCCGTAGCGGCTCAACTACGGGGATGGTGTCAAATAACAGAGTATCAATATGAGATACTAAGTGAGCCTATTTTTTTAGAAATGTCCTGCAGGGCATTGTTGAATGTCTGTAATTCTTCTTGTGTAAAGCGTGCCGGTTTTCCGTTTACCAAATTGCCGTTTAATCTCTGATACAGCCATGATCTACTTTTATTAAAGTACTTCTTTGCGAGGTAGCTTAGAGAGACAATTTCGGCCACTTCTTGCAGTTGTAATTTGATTGCGCTCTCTTCTACAACATCCAGTTTCTTATCAATGTTCTGTAAGCGCTCTGATACAAAGTTGGCAATAGCTTTCTTGTCTTCTTCCGAATTGTACTTGGCTGCTATTTCTGTCATTTTGGTATAGAACTCTGGAGAGTCTGTACCAAGTAGTGGCTTTAATGCCAGTAATTCATCTTTCAGTGCCATATATTTATTTTTAGTGCCCTCTCCGGAGAGAGGGGCTTTGTTTTATTTCTTTTTTTCTAACTCTTTTAAGATTTTGTCGATTGTTAGTAACCGGTCTAACCTTTTGTCAATCTCTTTTTCTTGGTTTGTTCCGGTAACTTCGGCGATAAACCTTAGTTGATCTAGTTCTTTTTTGAGAAATGCTCTTTGTATAAGCAAATCCTTTTTAATTTGTTCGTTACTCATGTTGATTACTTTTGTTATTTGACATTACAAAGATAATAACCTTTTGGTTATTATGCAAACATTGCATGAATTATTTTCGCTATCTCGTATATTTTTTCCATATTTGCAGTGCGTTACATGTTTTGATTTACATCGGGCAATAGTCCGACCGTTGAGCTACTGGTGATTGATTTTGCCAGTAGCTTATTAATATACGGTTCCGACCCCCGTGAGATAGCTTAATGGCATCCTGTGTCCGATGTAAATGGATATGTAACGCAACGGGAAAGCGGAACCGTTCTTTTTTCCGCTCCTTAATCCGTTGCATTATGGGTAAATCTCAATTATCCTCTCCAAAGCTCACAAAAGCTTTCATTAGTTACGGTCATTATCAGCTAACAGTCACATATCCCGATTGTGTGAAAACCACCATAACGGGAAATATGGAGTTAATAGACCGTTTAAACTCTGATATAGAAAAGGAGAGGGAAGAAGCTACTGCCGAAGCAATAGCTTTCGTTCAGGAACAATCACTTTAA